ACGCCGTGGCTTCTTACCACCAAGTAAGGCATCATCTGTCACGTATACCACCTCAAATTGATCCACTGCTAATTTCGTCAACGGTGAACCATACACAGCCACGACCTCTAGCTGATCTACAGCTAGGGCGTTTGTCGGGGAGCCTGTTACATAGACTGCCTCAAATTGGCTTACTGAGGTGCTCATGCACGGCTCCGAACACCCGCCTGAAGCGCGTCTAGTTCAGCCCATGTAAAGGGCAACCCAGTTGCAGGATTGGTTTCAAAAACCGTCGAATAGCTTTTGAAAACCTCACTCATAGCAATATCTGCACCATGATAATTTGCACCCCCTGACCGAACAACGTGGTTCAGATTTTGAGGCCCAGTTGCACCACGAGATGCACGACTATTTACAACCACCCCTCGAACACCCAGTGCCGTTGCTTGTGGTGGGGCTGCTAATGCGTAAGTGGTAACAACATCAGCGGTATCAGCAGTGATCATGCTAAGGTCATTCGGTCCTGTATGGTTCACGTCGGCTACAGCACCGATGAAACCAGAATCATTACCCGCTGCATTAGGCTTAATGCTGCGAACTTTCATACCTCGTGTATCTTCTGTGGCAAGAATTACCTCACTTACAGACATGTTACCATTTGTGTTAGTATTTAATACGTTAATCTTACTTACATTGGTTCCATACTTTTTGGTGTCACCTGTCATTTCCACCATTAACACTTTATCAATATATAGCCGAATGAAGCCATCAGTTGCATGGATTTTAAAGTGTATATCTACAGCGAACTTAGTAGCTTCTGGTATTATAGCAGTTGTGGTGCTTTGGGTATTTGAGCTTGCATAGTATACCCATATTTTTGCAACACCATTATACCCTTCTACAGAAAACAGAATTTGGCCTGTTGAATCTCTAAAGCGTATAAGTGCTTCATCATAGAAGTTATCACCTGAAGCTAGATAGATAACCTCGTGAAACCACCCCTCATCTAGGGGCGCAATATCCCTACTTAAAATTGCACTAGTTTTACTCAGCATTAGGGTATCACTTAAACCGTTATCGGTGTTTAAGTATGCGGCAGTGGTTTCTGCCGTTACATTCGCGTGACCGTCAAATCCAGCTAATGTGTTCGTTGCAAAAATAATGGCCATTAGAGTGTTCCTTTGATGGTGATTGCGATGTCCGAAAGAGTTGCGTCTGCCGCAGTGGCACCTGTAATGGTCAGAATGTCCAAGGCTTCAAAAACAGTTGGTTCTGCCATAGTAGCAATACCAACAGTGGAATTAGCAAACTCAATGGTAGCAAACGCTACATTGTTCTTTTTCAGAGTCAGAGTGTAAACGCTTGCTGATCCAGTGAGAGCTACACCTGTAATTTTGCTTGCATCCTTAATAGTTATATCCCGTGCGACAGGATGATATTGGACAATCTCAGACTCGCCAATAGTTGAGGCAACGAATGTGGACAGGATATACTCAGATACATGGGACAGCAAAGCCCAATTAGGACTTCCGCTGCTAGGCAGTAGCTCAGTATCAGCCGTTGCGATATACCGTTTGCTATTCTCAACTACCATGTTGCCTTTAAGGAATGGTCCACCCGGTACGCTCGCAAAACCAAACCGGCTGATATAGACCGTATCATCACCAATATCACCGCTACCATCTTTGCGGTAATACAGTTGAATGATATGAGGTCCAGCAGGAACTAGGAATGAGTACTCATTCCAAGCACCAATTGCTTTACCATTTGTGGTATATACCTGAACGCCATCCATGAAAATCATGACGTAGTCGTAACCTATTTCAGAGTTATTATTGTAGCGAAAATGTAATGTATCATCCGTAGGGTTATCAACCGCTAGGTTAATACCTACTTTACCACCGCTACTTGCCGGACCCATACGAAAGATTTTCTCTCCCGTTACAGGATCAAAATCACCTGTATAGTAAGGATTGGAAGTACTAAAACCTGATCCAGTAATTGGTGTTACAGTGGCGTTCGGGATACCAAATAGATCAAGCTCACTATAGCTTATCCCACCTAGCTCACCCACATATTCCAGATCAAGTGATCCACTACCGCTAGAAGCATTATCCCATGCTGTCAGAACTACAGGATCAATCGAGCGAACATCTACCTGAACGTGAACGTCGTTGGCATGGTAAGTGTTATCCCCAATAACAGGAGCTTTGGTGGCATACCGGATTGAACCCTTAAACAGGATAAAGCCATCTGGGTCTGAATTAGGCTGTTCCCCCGGAAAAGAGACACCGACAGGAGATACGTTTGACCCATCTGTCCGCACAAATACAAATCCGTAGACACCTGCATCAAGCTCAACATTGTCTATGCCAATGTAGTATTTCTGTGAAACAGTATACGTTACTGGATCACTTTCATACACCACTTCAGTAATGGTTCCGGGATTTGCGGAATCAAGACGAACAATCATAAATTTCAGAGTTTGATTAGCACCTAGATATGACTCAATGCCAAAAATAACTCGTGCTTTAGGTAACTCATAAATTGTACCTTTGGTCGCAAATCCAGATGTGCTTATGGATGTTGCTTTATTTGTTTTATAGAAGCTCTCAGCCACAACATATTTAGTGATGGTTTCCCCACCACCACCACCACCACCGCCACCATCAGTAGCTTGGACAACAGACCATCCAGCGTCCTTACGAGCATACTGGTTGCCGTCCTGTGGGGCTTCTGGGATGCCTGTGTCTCCACCCGTATCTCCACCACCACCGCCTGTGGGAGCATCAACAAATGCAATCCCATTTCCGAAGTCTGTGACAGCGAGGAACTTGCCTGCATTGAAGGCAAAGGAGTTGGGCGTGTCAGACAGCTCTAGAAACGATGTAGCACCACCAGTGCCTCCACCGCCGCCTGATGCTGGCTCAGCTTCTTCAAGCGTCACCACACGAGCAGCCAGAGCAGCTACGGAAGTATCCTGATCCTCATTGTAACCACTCAGTGCATCAAGCTCCGAGTTAATCAATGTGATCGCTTGGTTCAGCAGCGTAATAGAGCCTGCCTGAGACACCACAGTGTTGTTCAGTGTAGTGTGTGCAGCACCCTGTGTAGCGACCGTCTGAGCCAAGGCTGACACTGTGCCAGCTAGGTTGCTTGCCGTGGTATTGGTCTGCCCTAGAGCCAAGCTCAGAGCGTTTGTGGCTTGAGTACGCAAACCGATTGCAGTCGTGATCTGGAAGGATAAAGCCGTTTCAGCTTCAGCAACCTTCTCATCGACATATTCACCAAGGTTGTTGATACGACTACCTACAGCGATAATATCTGGGAAAGATGGAGCCAATGCGAACAGGGCATCAATCTCAGTTGTCTTATCTGCCAGAGAAACCAGTTGCTCTTTGACATCATAGAGGGATTCTAGGGTGAGCAGCAGAGCACCTACCCGCTGGTCTGCGAGTTGTACTGGGCTATCTTTATCCCCATAGTCAGTAGATGCACGCATTAGACAAACCCTCGTTGTTCAAGTTTCGTATGGCTGTTGATCACCGAGTTGTTCACTAGGTTACGATTTTCAATCTCAGCACAGATGGATTGGAAGTTACCCATATGCTCAGCACCTTTAGCAGTGCTTTCAGGATTGTTCATGTGCGAAAAGCACTTGCCTGCCACATAAGACAAGAGGGCTTCCTCAAGATACCGTGGAACGTGGACCTCCTGACAAGGATTCGTACCAATCATCACAGGGTGCATGGCTTGGTAGATCACAGAGTAAAGCTGACCACGGTTGCTAGGAATCTGAATACAGTCAAATTCCGTGAGGAACAGAGAGCTATCTTGACCCAGATCATCCACGAACTGTTGTTCCCCATGGCTGTCATAGATCGCTAGAATCTTGATGACATCCTCAGTGAACGGAGCAGACTGGCTATCCAAGATATACTTGAATGGTACGGTTGCTGTGTTCGTTGTAGCAAACTCCTTACGCAAAAAGTAATGGGACACTGCTACGTTAGATTGTAGCAATGCCTCTTTTTGTAGGAGAATGAACTTTGAACAGAGCACCGTCAGTCCTTGGTTCAATGCGTTCAGCACCTTAGCCCGATGCTCTTGCTTGAGCATAGACTTGTCGTTGGTGTCGATCATCGACGTGGTACTTAGCTCACCCAAGGAGAGCTTCATGGTGAATTCTCGAAAGTCCATATTCGCTTCTCGCTATACGATGTAGGATGCTAACCCCGTAGTGTCTTGGTCGTTGTCGTCGTCAGCATCCCAACGGTTATTTTCATCTTTGCTCATAACCGTATCCTCTGTGGGTTTCCACGGATTCATGTTCATCAGCATCGACACAGTGTCCAAGAAGTCATCCTTACCTTTAAGGCCATTGATCGTAGCTAGGGACAATTGGCTCATCATGATTTCCATGATTTTGCTCTTACGCATTTCTTCTGGGAAATACATCTTGCCTGCTTTGAACAACGGTACGACTAGGTTGAACCGTGAAAGTTTGTTCGTAATAGGACGGATACCGGGCTTCGTTGCACCACTGTCTTTAGCGAAGTTGAACCAGATATTTCGGTGCATCATCTCACGCTCAAGCCACTGGATGAAAGCACCCTGCTGCCCTGTTATCTCTACACCTACTGATTGTGGACGGTAATCTGAGACTAACCGGAACAGATCATCAATTGATACGTCCATCGTTTGCCGAGCACAGACACCATCAACCCAGAACCAGTCACCGTTTGAATTGTACGCCCACACAGAGATGACTGAGTAATCTGCTGTTTGTTTGTCCGATGTTGCAAAGTCGGTGGTAATGTAGAAATTGAATCGTCCCTTGTTGTTTAGCAAACTTGGACGGGAATACCAACGTATTTCCTCATCCTGTACCAAGCGTTCTTCAGCACTAGAAATGCGAAGCATAAGCTCTTGGTTAAAGGCTGACAGCTTGCCACCTAGTTTAGACAAACGGTACTGCTCTGCTACAAAGTCATATGTGAAGCGATCTTCCCAAGCACCTTTGAAGTCCTCACGGCTACAAGGAAACTCCTCGCAGATCGGCCAGACAGATACATCCCATGCACCCGATTCGACAGCTTCATAGAGGATGTCTTCTTTGTTGAACGGCGTACCATTGAACACGATCTTGCGACGCGTAGGATCAAGCGCGTAGTCCACACCCTTATAGATCGTATCCTTGATGCTCTCCATGGACACCTTGGACTTGGCATCGTCATCGCTCACGAGGTCATCTAGGACAGCCAGCACAGGACGTTTACCGTTGATCTTCGTACCACGAAGACCTGTCTTGGCACCGAACATCTTAATGCCCAGTTCTTTACCATCACGGTTCTTGAACGTAATAGCGTTGTCAGTAAACTTGGCATATGGGAGCCAATACTGAAGAAAGTCAGATTGGTTGTACCGGAATTCCAAGTTCTTTCGTGCAGACTTCACACCGTTGTCCATCGAATCAGAAACGTAGATCATCCCATCAATAGAACCAAAGCCCTCAATGCCACCAAACACAGCGATATACGGAGCCAGATACTCAAACATCAGGGTCGTTTTAGCCATCCCGCGAGCACATAGATTCGCCACACGTTGCGTCTTACCACCGATTTTATCCAGCATTTTCAAGTGGACAACAGGTGTCTTGTTGGCTTCTCCGACTGCGCCGTTGACCAGCTTAACGAAGTTCATAAAGTTCAAAGCGAATTTGCTTGGAACGTATGCACCACTATTCAATGATGCGTAATCTACTTCATCCAGCCAATCATCCACCGTCTTCTTACGATCATCGTCTTTGATAATCTTAATGATCGGGTCTGGTTTCTTGGCTTGTGGTTCCTGCAATACAACGGGGTCCATTATTCAATTACCTCCGCGTCAACAACTTCAGGCTTAACGAGCGACTGATGTGCAATGTCTTTCGTGGAATACCCACCTTTAGAGATGAGTTCTTGCTGAGTGGTTGCCATCTCACTGAGCTTGTCACGCAAGTCCTGCATCCCTGAAGTGTCCTTCAGGTCCATGGATAGCTCGACCTTCTGTGTCTCAGGCTTCTTGATGTGGGCCAGCAACGAGTTCGCTGCCTGCATCCGTACCATTTCACTCTTGGCGTTCATCATAAGATCGGCCTGAGTATTGATAGCACGCTGAACCAAGTCCTGATTCAAAACCCAAATAGGAATCAAGGTACGCTCAAGGATCAGGTTCACTAGCTTGTTCTTATTGACGCCAGCAACGTAAGCACTGATGTCCTTCTCGGTAGCACCCTTGGCTACAAGACGCGCATAGCGTTCAGGATATGTCCGTGAATACGCCTCATGGGCAGTGTAGCCCATCATCTTATAGCTAACATATACAACGGCTTCGACATATTGGTGCAGCTTGAACCGCCCCTCAGTCATAACCGAAGTGTATGAAATGAAGTTGTCTCGCATCGTCTCCGCAGCTTGTGGATCGACAGACAGATTATTTAGCTCATCTACCATTTGCTGAGAGACTTTAGTCTTTAGCTGAGATGGTAGTGCTCGCTCGACATCACTGATGGTCAGCATGAGTTACCCTTTAGATTTATATCCCATAGCACATAGACCCATCTCTTTGATTATCCTAGTGGTTCTTTTTTGGGTTTTATGATCAGGTATAGATCGTTGCTGCGGAACCAGAATGGGTCCATAACAGTTTTACTCGTAACAATTAGGAGCACTTCCCCATGGCGAAGACACCACACACCAATGACAACGGCACAGTCAATCCTCCGATGAATCAAGAGGTCAAACTTGCTGCACCACCCAAGACACTGGACGAAAAAGAGTTCGGTCCCGGCGCTTGGGTCTTCTCTGAAGCACTGCAACGTCCCATTGTGACTGGCACCATTCCCGGCCCAGTCTCAGACCGGACGCTGTTGGATGCCAAGAACGTGGATGAGGCTCTGGCTGAATCCCGTGACAAAGGGCTGTACACAGCACAGAAAGCTGCTGGCGTGACTATCGTTGTTCAAGACGGTGATCAGAAAGTCATCAACGGCTCGAAGGCTAAAGAGGTTGAAGAAAAACCCAAAGCCAAAAAAGATACCAAGGCTGATAAGACAGAGTAAGCTCCTGTGGTTGACTTGGTATAGGGGAGGGCTTCGGCTCTCCCTTTCTTAAACTGAAATCCCTTATTGGAGGTAGAACCCATGGGACTAGAGAAACAAGAAGACAAGAACGATGCAGCTATAGAAGGTATCTACACGATACTTGCATTGGCTGCCAAAACCTTTGACGGTACTGAAGCTATGAAGCTCAGTCAGGCAGCGGTTAATTCCTCAATGGCATTGCTGAACATCGCTGACTTCAAGAAGCGGTAATTCATTGGAGGGGCTTCGGTCCCTCCTTTCTACATTCTAGTATGGGACATCCTATTCTAGAGTGTAGCCCTGAATCTCTCGACAGCTTTCTAATCCTTTGACTGTCTTTGATTTGGTCAGGCGTCTTACCAACGTCTTGGCACACTCGCTTAATTCTGAACCAAGGAACCAATGATGGAACCCAACCTCGTCAACGTCCACCTCAACGGTATCCCATTAGATACCATGCACACTGCATTAGAAGTTTGTAAGAGCTTTGCTATGCAGTACCCAGATCGAGTAGGTATAAGAAGTCTAGTAGTCTATACCAAGGACTATGCTAATACCCCCTACAATTTCGTAGTCTATCGTACCCGTAAAGGTAGAATCGTTATTCGCCTCAGCCAAAAGGATTAGAACACCATGGAAGATACTCAGCCTAAGCGGCTCCTTTACCACATCATGCTGACCTACAAGACACCCACCAATCGTGATGGCTCCGGTACATATCACAAACGTGGTGACACTGAGGAAGAAGCAATCCTCGAAGCAAAGAACCAATTGATAAATGATCCTCGTACTCGTGTCGCTGGCGGCATGGAAGGTATCACTGTCAAGGTCTACGGTGTGGATGACTGAACCATGTTGCACTACACAATGTATTCCCTGATCATCACAGGGTTCTTCATCAACTTCATCGGTATCATGATCATCTCGCTGAATAAGCCAGACAAATCAATGAGCTACCATGAGTACAAGCGGTTGTGGGAACGTCAGCAAGGCGGTCAACAACTCTGCATGTTTGGACTACTATCCCTCATCCTAGCTCTTATCATATACTTACTATTAACATTTGTAATGGATACCCCTATACAATGAGAACCAGATGCCCACCATACAGCACCCTCATCACAGATCATCAGGTTGATGTAGTCCATCGTCATGCCAACTTTGGAGCCAATATCACCAAACGTCAGGTTTTAGACCAAGGTGTTCTACGTGTAGTCTTCGGATATTCCATGGGCTTCACTCAATATCAGATTCTAAACGAGCATGGGTTACTTCTAGCCAACGCTCCCAAGGGTCAGCATCGTCTATCAATGAAGGGGTACAAGTACCTCAAGGCAGTCTACAACATTGCTGACTTTGAAAAATTTCTGGATGTAATCGACCCTTCCCCTGTCTAACCTACTGATCCCCCTATCAAAAAATCTCATGTGCATTTTTGCAATGCAGGTATGCATTTTTAGGGGGATTGACAGACCATTTTGCTCCCCATAGATCAGTCCCACCGGTACTCAATCCGGCAGGGGGTTTATGCTTGCCACAGGTCTGTTCAGAAACCGATAGCAAAGCTACCTCGAACCAATCAGATACGGTCAGCCGCCACTCAGGGTCAAACCCCTTCGGTTCTAACGCTTCCATCCTATCGGACGAAGACATCAGAACATTAGCGGCTGAGGCCCGTCTCTCCAAACTCCTCCTAGAGTTCTCATCCAAACCTCCCCCCTTAACTACATTCCAATGGCAAATCCTATTGAAAGATAAGATTCCATATTGTTAGATAGTAACCCATTAATAGGGTATATTATATATATTTAGGGAAGTAGATATTGAAAATGTAACCCATTAGGGGATTTTCATCCATATGTTTCCTAGTAGTATTAACACTCCTAACACTAATAACACAACATACCCCCCCGGTATTGTGTCCCTATGACGTACCACTATGCTGCCACCCTAGTCCTGAGCCTGCGGCTCCATTGGCACTGTGTATGTCATCAACCTTAGGAGCTAACTATGTCCACTGTATATGGTACTACCCGTGACACTGCTATCGACGCACTGACTGTCGTTCGTACTGTCGCACAATCTACCTCTGCCCTTGTAGGCGGATTAGGATTAGGCATCGACGCTTTAACTAGCAAGATGCAAGACCTTCATGCTAATGTAACACATGAGGCTGAGGAAAAGAGAATCTCCATGGTGGAGTTCTCCATGGCTGAGTTCGACAAGAACCACGCTATCCGTATGGTAAAGGCGGAAGCTGAACTAGACGCTAACCCTGCTGCTAAATCACGATACATGCGTATCCAGTCCGAACGGGCTGCCCGCAAGGCTGCTGCTGCTGAAGCGGCACCTGTTACTGAGTAACGCTAAAGACTGTGCCTCACGCTGAGGTACAGCTTTGCCCTAGGATAGTATAGTATACCTACTATACGTCCTTATACTAGGATAGTATACTCTATGCTAGGTTCTACTATCGCAAGACTAGCTTGGTTCCTCATATCTAGCTGGGACTGCGTCCCCAATGGATCGGTGAAACGTGGTGTTTCATCGGCCAAGTTTAGTGGTTCATCCACTCATGATTCAAAGGATTACATCATGTCCCTATTCGATAACAATTCCACATCTGCTGGCAACACTTCCACTGGTGGTAAGAGTGATAAACCATCGGCTACAGTTTTCATCAATGTTGGTAAAACTGTGAAATACGAGAACCCAGAATCGGGTGAGACGGAAGAAATGTTCTTGAGCCTACCTATGGGTATTGGCCTTGATAACATGGAAGAATTGGTTGCCAAAGGCACCTCTGAGACGTGGGCAAATACTGTCCAAGGTAAGAACGCTATTCGTGCGTTCTGTCTGTCTCTGGCTGCTGATCTGGAGCCGGGAGAAGGCTTGATTGCAGATATGCTGCAAGTCGAGATTCGTCGTGTCAAAGATAAGATGGCACCACCTGCTCCGGGTACAAACCCGCTGCTGGAACAACTTGCTGCCTTTGGTATCAAGTAAGCGTAGTTGGTTACAGGTATATAACTTGTAGCCAACTTAACCGTACTCAGTGCCAACTGTATGGTTCCGCAAAGAAACCCAGTCAGCTAGTTACATTATGTGTAGCTAGTTGGCTGGGTTCTTTTTTTATGGGTAGCATCATCTAAATGCTATCTTTTGAAAAGATGTACTTTTTGACTAAGGATTACCTAAGTCTCAACCCTTGAAATGGAGGTTACTACAATGGGCTATAGTATCGTGATTATACCACAAGGTGGTGGCTGTGTGAGCCGTGACCAAGGTAATGTTACTGAGGCTGTAGCTGTTGCTAGAGCCAAGGAGAGACGGTTGGACTTTCCGACTGCAACTGAGGTTCGTGTCATCCAACATGGTGTTGGTGTCATTCATTCATTCTGATCTTGAAGGAGAACTACTATGGGCAATGCTCTGAAGACTATCGCTGAACTAGGTTTGGCACTTGGTGTGAACTTGCTTCAGCCACCTCGTCAGCCCTCTGGTGAGGATTTCTGTGTATGGCCTGACGGCACATGCTGCACTCGTGATGAGCTTGAGGATTATCTCAGCTTTATGAGTGATGACTTTATGGTGGTTCCTTTGGATCATCCTGATTATCAACTTTACGCTGATGATGGTTTTGTCCCTACTGCTGAAGACATCTGGGAGGCTCGTGTACACGATGCTAAGCGGCTAGGGCTTGAGTTGTGTGAGTTCACCTATCCTCGTGAGGACGGTGATACTGGTGTACGCACTGTAGGCGCTGTGCTGGCCTCTCAGGGGCTATCAGCGAACCTCTACACCGGAGGTGACAACTGGTGATGGATGCTCTGCGTAAGCTCACCTTTGGCCTCGCTGTAGTGATGATGCTTGTAGGCATCTACACCATGAACCCAACCGTTGCCCTCTGGGCTGCGGGACTATCTGTGTTGGCTCTTGTGGTCAACGTGGTTTCAATCTTTAATCCTACTGAGGAGTAATACAATGAAGACGGTCACAGCACCAACCCTAGAAGGGTTCTTCGCATCAACCCAATTTGAAATCTATGGCATTGCTATGGCCGCCATCTTGGTCCTCGTTATCGTGAACTATGCAATTGATGCGTTCATGAAGCACTAATCTCAACTGTACAAAGGAACTGTGTACAATGGCTAAATCCGCATATCGTGGACAAGACGCAACTCGTGAACTCATCCGTCAGAAGATGCAGGAGTGCAAAGCAACCATCCTCACGGGTAACGATTCTGCTATCTGGAATGATGCTTGTGATAAGCTCGCTGCTCAGATGACTGAGGAAGGGCTGCATACAACGGCAGCAACAGTGATGAACTACAAACACTGAGTGTAATGAAGCGTAGCTATAGCCTCACCCTAGCGGGTGGGGCTTTTTTGATCTTTGATAGCCCAAGGAGCACATCATGGGATTTGTTGAACTCAGAGCCAAGCTGGAAGCTGCTTATCACCAACGTGATCTTAACATCAATGATGATGAGTATTGCGACTGCTACTCGAACTGGCTCAACACACTGAGCTTAAATGAATTCATCCAGTTTCTCAAAGATGTTGAGAACTTTCAATAGGAGATAGTATTATGAACTATGAGATGAACTACGAAGACTTTCGGTCTGAGTTGAGCCAAGTGTGTGATGCTGTGAAGCGTGACATTACTCGTGGTAGGTATCGTAATGGTATGATCAATGAATCTGTACCAATGACACAGATCAATGCTCAACCTAGCTTTCGTGATCAGGTCATTGCTATGGATTTTGCTGATGCTGAATCCCGTATTGGTAGCTGGACACAAATGATGATCCAAGAGTTATTCAGTGCAGCAAAGCAACCTGCTTACCTTGATCGTTCACCTGCAAAGCCTGATACCCATAAAGCATCCGATGTTCTTGAACAGTGGGACTTGGGTGGAAGGCGACATACTGTCGAACATAAGATGCTAGGTGGACGTGCTGAATACATCTGGATGAATGAATGGCACAATATTGAGTTTGAACCAGATGGCCGAGGCGACGAGAAAGACTGGGAACGTACTAAGTTTGTTTCTGGGGGTCCAACTCCACCAGATAAAGCTAAGCGTGCTAAACTCAGAGCCAAGCGGAAGAAAGCCAATGGGAAAAGATAGCCACATGACGCCTTACTATGAGGTAAGGCAGGCTGCGATTGATAATAGTCCTGATAAGGATTCTATATTCAAGCAGCATCACAAGATAACGATGGAATACGATACCAGTCTAAAAGACGATCCTAGGTATTACTCCCTTCGTCATATCTACAAATATCAACAGGAGAACAAATCGTGAACAAAGACACAATCATTCGTGACGTAAATATGGTATTCGTATTTGGTTCAAATCTGTCTGGCATCCATGGCGCTGGATCAGCACGGGTAGCAGCTAAAGAGCGTAACTATCCCATGGGCAAAGGTGAAGGCTATCACCTTGATCCAAGGACAGGACTGGCGACATATGCTCTGCCTACTAAGGGCTTGAACATTACTGATATGAAGATTTATCAGATTCGTCGTCATGTTCAGAAATTCATTGAGTTTGCTCAGGCAAATCCAGAAATGAAATTCAAGGTCACACAAGTAGGCTGTGGATTGGCTGGTCATGTACCATCAATCATCAGTGCCATGTTTGAATCTGCTCCAAAGAATTGCTACTTCGATTCTAAATGGGCCAAATACATGCGTGCTAACGTGTCGTATTGGGGAACATACTAATGGTGAAACGCTTGGTTCTCAAACAGGTGGGACACACAGCTAAGATGCTGTCAGCCATGAGTATTTATGGTGCGTCAGCTAAGGCTATCAGTGAAGACACAGGCATTGTGTATGATAGCTATGGCATGGTTCCACCTGCACCACCTGAAATGCCTGACATCAAAGAGGTGAAACAAGAGTTCATTCCGAATAATCGGGCTGGACGTAGGATGATGAAATCAAAGAAAGGTAAGTAATATGCAGTGCATAGCTATGACTAAGAAAGGAGAACGCTGTAAATGTGGAGCAATGCACCATAATACAGTTTGCTATACTCATAGTTATGCTAGATTTGAGGTTGTCTCATCTCGTAGATATTACATTGGGTTTAGCTTTAAACCTGCTGAGTATACTATCGTTAATGGATACCGTAAGTATAAGAAATACGCATATGCTAAGGTATTTGAAACTCAGGAAGAAGCTATGGCCTTCTTGAGTGCTAACTGGGATTTGATCTTTGGTCACTTCCCTAACAAATGGACTAATTACAAGGTCCGTAAAACGATGAGAGAACAGCGTGTACTACGCTCTGCTTCAATTGAATCGTTCAACATCAACATCCCTAACCCTTTATTGGAGACACCATGACTGTTACGCCAACTGTAGATACTCAAATTGCATTTGAGAAACTGTACGATAAGAACCAAACGATGACACGTCTTCGGCGTGAGTATGACATCCCAGATGTGCGACAGCATCTCATGAAGAATGGTATCCCTCTCAAGTTTGGTATCGCTCTGATGTCCCAAATGGTGCTGCACAAGCGTACCACGATCAATGTGCTGGTAGGTATCCTGTACCATCACTTTAAGGACGAGGAGAACCCATTCCAAGCCTGTGCTGATATGATCCTCAAGTCGATCCATGCCAACCTGTTGGACTACAACTCAATGGGCAACCAGTGCATCGTGCGTATCAACGTATCTCAGGATGTGTGGGATGATCTGGAACGGTATCAGTATCCATTGCCCATGCTGATTGAGCCAATGCCTATCACTGACAACACTCAGACAGGCTATGTGACACAGAAGGGCAGTGTCATCCTGCGTAACAATGCAACGGATGATGATGTATGCTTGGATACACTGAACAGTGCCAATAAGGTAGCTCTGACCATCAATCAGAACACTGCTCGCATGGTTCAAAACTCATGGGCTGATCTGGACAAGCAAAAGTCAGATGAAACATGGGATGAGTATCAGCAACGTGTTCGTGCATTTGAGAAGTATGATCGGTCATCCCGTGACATCATGGAGCACCTAGCCATCCATGGTAACTGCTTCTACCTGACCCATAGCTATGACAAGCGTGGTCGTCGCTACTGCAACGGCTATCATGTTTCATATCAGGGAAACGAATGGAACAAAGCAGTTATTGAGTTTGCCAATGAGGAGGTAATCGACGTTGACTAAACGATTGAGAGTATGGCGTCACAATCAATACAAGGGACATGCTGCAATGACTATTAGCAACATGTACAACATTGTGCAATCTGACACAACAACACCGGAGGCCAAGCAATTGGCCTCTGATATTATAACCAAAGCCAATCAATTGAAATTGGCGTTACAGACGAGGGTGGAATGAGTAAGCCTTATAAAGACTTCAGCAAGACACAGTTCTTGTTTGATAACTACGGCTATCTTCAGACATTCAAACGTCAGAAGCAACGTGCATTGTTCTCTCGTGAGACACATGCTTTCATTAGGTTCATATCTACAGGTGAACATAATGTAGAGGTAGCTCAAGATGAATACATCAAATCAGTATGGAGGTTGATACCCAATGGGTGATATGGCTGACAGCTATAATTACGGTAATGGATTCGATGACATGTTCGATGGCATGTTTGAAGAAGACGATTTCTATATCCGTGGTCGTAGTCGTAAGATACGAAAGGAATTCCAATCTGAAGACCCAACTCTATGGCGGGATAAGACTGGGGTTGATCATGTAATTGCTGAGATGTCATCTAATCATCTTATCAATACCATACGATTCTTGGATGGTAGTGATCTAAAGGTTATCCAACGTGCTAACCTTGAGGCTGCACTTGAGAAATTAGCTAATGAATCCAAGGCTGTAGAGGATCGTGTGCGTGTACCACGTCCTCGTAAGACATCACCCAAAGGCAAACTGTTTGGTAACGATGAGCCAAAGAGTGAGTATAGCACCAAATACGCATCACACGATGCAGACGGTAATGAAATAGATTTCTAAATCGTCTCACATCACTATATTGGGGCTGGCTTAATCGCTGGCCCTTTTGCATATTTAATCATCAGCACAAGGGAACACACTATGTCTAAGTCTCGTAGAACCGCTTTCCAATCTATCTGCCTTGGTTCAGCCAAGCATGGTAAACTTGACACCCATGATGAACGCATTGGCTCTAATGGTAAATTTGCTAATCGTTCTATTCGTCAATGGTTGAAACTCGACACCAAAGCTCGTGTTACTCAGTATCACTTGGATCATGCTGATGACATGGAACACAACTACTGGGACTTGGAGGCTGAGCGTGAAGAATATGAATTCATGCTCGAAATGGAAGCCCATCTAGATGAAACGTATGCTCGTGAATATCGTGAATACGAACAATATCTAGCTGATTTGGATGACCCAGAAAAAGACTGGGCTGATTCATGGACTAATTACGACCTGTATGAAACTGCTTAATTCCTGAAAGGATTACCACAATGACAATGACTATGCTTACAGCACTGCAATACCTCAAGATCGACATCGCAGGCAACTTTGATGGTGCCGTTGATAAGATGGACTGGCTCGACAGGGTAGCGTACTTCGATAACCTCGTTGCTGCCAAAGACCATGATTACATCGTTGAGCACGCTGAGAACCCTGCTCTGACCTATGCTGGACTTCAAGCCTATCGTGCTGCACTGCGTGGCGATCCAAGTGGGTATCCCATCTCTTTGGATGCCTGTAGCTCTGGTCTACAAATCCTCTCAGTAATGGTAAACTGTGAGAAGTCTGCAAAGCTCTGTGGCGTAGTGTCTACGGGCCACCGTGAGGACGCCTACACCATCATCTATCAGGACATGATGACTGCACTGGACAAAGCCTGTAAGATCACACGGGCTGACTGTAAACGGGCTATCATGACTGCACTGTATAGCTCGACTGCTGTACCTAAGCAGGTGTTCGGTGAAGGTGAACAACTGGCAGCGTTCTATGCCTCTATGGAGAAGCTGGCACCCGGAGCATGGGAACTGAACAAGGCACTGTTAGGACTGTGGCAGCCATACGCTGACAGCCACGATTGGGTCATGCCTGACAACTTCAATGTACATGTGAAAGTGGAAGACCATGAGCGTCACCATGTACAATTCCTGAATGTACCCATTCCTGTAGACATCACTGTGAACAAGGGAACCAAGGAAGGTCGGTCACTACCAGCTAACATCACTCACTCTGTGGATGGCATGATCGTTCGTGAGATGGATCGTCGTTGTAACTTCAACGTGGATCGTATGCTGGTCATCATCCCTCTGCTCGGCACTGAATGTGGCAAGCGTATGGAGACTGAGGATGACCTGATGGTAGCAAAGCTGTGGGAGCACTACACCCACTCTAAGTTCCTGTCAGCACGCATCTTGGATCACCTGAACCCACATAACATGGGTCTGGTGGACCATAAGAAGATTGCTACTCTGGTCAAATGTATGCCTGAGAAGCGGTTTGAACTGATCGCTATCCATGACTGCTTCCGTTGTTTGCCTAACTATGGCAATGACTTACGCCGTCAGTACAATCAGATCATGGCAGAGATTGCAGCATCAGACATGCTGTACTTCCTTGCATCTCAGGTTGTCGGCTATCAGTTGCCAGTTAAGAAACTTGGTAACATAGCTCTACAGTGTCTTGACGCTGACTACATGCTTTCATAGCATTAAACCCCTTGGGATAGCACATTTGATTTATATCATTTGTGCTATCCCTATTTTTTTCTTGGGAACACTATAGCAGGATTTATCTGCTTTTACTCCAATGATAGGAATTACGATGCCCAAATGTAAAAATGATACTTACCTGCTCACGGTCCAAAGCCTTACAGGTGAGAAAGTCCGTTTGAAAATGAAGCAGGAACAGATGATCTATTTCATCACCACCAATGTTCTGCCTGAACCAGTCGGTCAATTGTCCGATGATAACATGAAGCTGTATCTGGATGATTTCTCATCCTTCGCCATTCCTAATACAAAGTGCAATAACTGCCGTAAGATGATCACTCAATTGCGTGATGCTGCTCGTGCTCGTCTGTCTTTGGACTTCGGTGGATATGAAGAATCTGAACCAAACTTCGTAATGAAGGATATGCCTGACTTCAGTGGCATGATGGCCGAAGTGATGAAGAACGCCTTTGGCTCTCACTTCTACACTGAGACTGCTCGTCAAGAACCAGACACAGATGGGCTGGATGAGCGTAAGGACACTGAGCAACAGGATGAGGCACCTTCGACTATGCCTATGGACCACATCCAACGTGAACTGCGTGAGGGTGAACTGTGCTGCATGACCCAGCTATCCACTCGTGATGGACGTATCACAGGCAATGCGATCATCTTCGACATCCGTTACAGCCACGGTATGACCATCTTTGATGTCATCACTGATGCCCGTAACATCATGTCCTTGTCTCTCGCAGAGATGACAGAGATGTTCTACTTGCCTAAGTACGTCCTTAGCTCGTATCCAAACGATGATGAGTATGCTGTCAGCAACTACATCCAAGATTGGCATGATGCTCGTGTAGCACGCTAAACTATCATCCCTCACCGGTAACGGTGGGGGATATTTTTTTATTTATAATCATAGGTGATAGCCATGGAACGATACTACTACGCTAATAAGATACTCAAGGTTGCCTTTGTATTTGATGAGGCTCCAATTGAGATACCAGAGGGATATGAATTCCTTGGTTCTACTACTAATCCTAGTGCTAAGATGGCTCTATCTGCCTTCATCCCTGAAGGTTTTGGATACACCATCAATTACGACAAGGGTTGACATCTACTCTCTGTTTTTTGGTTGTATATATCAGGAGTATATCCCATGGACCCAGCTTGGATGCTCATTGTGATCATCGCTGCCCACTCTGATGAGGCAAGCTGTCGAGCACAAATCCCCCACGAACAGCAATATCTGATCGAAGCTGGGGAAGATTTCATCGTGACCTGTGCTGAAGCCTCCTTGGCTCCACGGGAAACATTACGCCCAACCCTTAGACCAGATTGGTTCGACAAATGAACATTGGTGCAACTCGTAATGCTACAATGGCAATTGCCATTAAGAGCTATTTCATTCAAACTCAACCTTCACCAGTTGAAGGCCCACATGCACAAGAGGTTCCTCGTGAAACATTCATGACCTCTGCTGCTGCTAACCCTCATGTCGCAATTGAATTTGATGAACTCTATGAGTCATTGTATTTACGTTTCGACATTGATCGTTTGGATGTGGTCTGATGGAAGTAGGATTCTTATTCAAATGTGCGATAGGAATATGGCTCTCTGGTGCTCTACTCTATGTAATTTCCCATTACCTAATGGAAGATAAACATACAGGGGGCATCATCGCTGCCATCACTGGGGTCGTAGGCATCATCTTCATGGTCTTCGGTATCGACATCAACCCTGATGACCCACCGTACTACTGGACTTGGGACGATGCTCGCATCGCTGATGGACTGTGCATCGCACAAGAAACAGTCGAACGATCACCCGGAATAAGCTCTAGCAAGACAGCTTTACCTGAAGAACTGATGACTCGCTACACTTGCGAAGCCACTGAATTCTGGCGTAAAACCAAGTGAGACCTGCTCTTTAGGACACAATCCGCCTGCTCTGGTTTGACTTTTTGTGGGTTCGATGAAACCATATTGCTAACTTCAGGCGTTAGTATAACAAGGACGGCAAGTTTGTTGCCGTCCTCAATGCAACATTTAGGGAGACAGCAACCATGGCAAACTCAGAGACATCCATCATGTATCACGCAAAACAAGCTCATGTAGTCTATCCTATGCCGAATCTACATGTGCTTCGTGCTGAACCAATGAACGGACCTGAGCGTGACGATGATTGCGTTCCTAGTTTCCAGTCTATTTGCGCAACAACCCTTGGTATGATTGTCCTCTTAGCACTGATGTCTTTCTAATTTCATAAACACTTAGTGTTTTATAGGCGGTGACTCTTATAGTCATCGCCTATTTTTTTGTTTGAGGTTCGATATGTCAAAATATCCTAAAGATATAGAAGTCTGGTATCGTGTAGAGGTACAAGGCTATAACGATCATGAGTTTGATATTCATTACGTTGAATACCGTGTCATAAACCATACTCCGAAAGGTGTCTGGCTAAAGGCATATGATGGTAAGAGATTTGTAACAGGCAACTGCCGTAAGCAATTGGCTCTACCAACCAAACAGCTTGCTTTACGAGATTTCATATTCCGTAAGAAAGCACACATCCGTCATTTGGAAATTAAATACCGTATGGCTCATAATGCTATGCACTATGCGGAAACTGAATTCCAAACACTTTTTGATCCAGACAGGACATCAAGTCTTGCTGAGATAGACTACCATTAAACCTTGAAAGGGTGCCAACATGTCTAAAGATTTTCCTAAGTTCTCCAAAGCTATCCGTGCCAACTGGGCTGACATCATCAACCATAACGTCAACCTGTTCCGTGTGGATATTGAGCGTGATCACCTGTGGGATCACTACCTTGCCTCGTTCCCCGAAGGCACTGACCCGATGTACCGTGAGCGCACTGAGCATGACTGCTCCTGCTGCCGCCAGTTCATCAAGAATGTCGCTGGTGCTGTTGCTATCAACCACACTGGTACTGGTCTGGTCACTGTCTGGTCTAGCATGGATGACATGGTAGAACCATACCGCACTGTGGCTGCTGCCATGGATCAACTAGTTAAATCTGCAATGATTGCCAACCACTATCGCACTGCCGAAGAACAATTCGGTGTCGATTCCAATTTCGAGATGATCGCTGACAAGTCGATCACCTATCACCACTTCTCTGCCAAGATGCCTACCTATGTCCAGATGAGTAGCGATATGATCCCTACCTTCCTTGGTAAAGCTGCAACATCTATGCAGGTCTTCACTCGTGGTCTGACTGAACTGAAGCCTTCGGTTCTGGCTACAGTCTATGACCTGTGCTCCACCAAGGATGCCCTCTATCGTGGTGACACTTACCTTCAATTGGTAAGCTCTTTCATCGAAGCACAGACAGGCTACCTGCTGCTGAACAGCGATCAGGCCCGTAACATCTACCTGTGGCAACGGTCTGCCTCTCCTGCCCTCATGCACTTCCGTAACAGTGCCATTGGCAACCTGTGCGTGAACCTGACTGAAGGCATGGACCTTGAAGAAGCTGTACGCATGTTTGAGGCGTCTGTGGCACCTGAGAACTACAAGCGTACTACCAAGGTCGTGACCCAAGGGATGATCGACAAGGCTCTTGCTGACATTGATCTGCTGGGTCTACGCCCTGCTCTGGATCGTCGTCATGCAAAGCTGGATGACATCAGCATCAATAACGTGCTGTGGGCCTCTAACGAAGCTCAGACAACGATGAAGGATGGTCTGCGTGACCTACTGGTTAGCTCTGCTAAACCTGCTGCCACACCGAACTTTGACAATGCAACGGAAATCACCTTTGCAGAGTTTGAGCGTGAGGTTCTTCCCGGCGTCACATCCATGAAGACATTGATGAAATCTGAGCATCAGAGCCAATTGGTGAACGTGACTGCACCTGTCAACACACCAGAAGAAGGCCACTTTGGCTTGTTCCCATGGGACAATGACTTTGCTTGGTCCTACAATGGTAATTTGGCAGATTCGTCCATTGCTACCCGTGTGAAGAAAGCTGGTGGACGTGTGGATAACGCTCTGATGCGTTTCTCTCTGGCATGGTTCAACACCGATGACCTCGACATCCATGTACGGCTACCTGATCGTACCTCAGTGAGCTTTAACAATAAGCGTGGCTTGCTGGATGTGGACATGAACTGCTTCTCTAACCTGAAGCGGGATGCTGTCGAGAACGTCTCTTGGATGGATACACCTCCTGATGGTGTCTATCAGATCGTCATCAACAACTATCGTCAGCGTGAAACGATTGACGTAGGTTTTGAGGTTGAAGTCGTCTCTGGCGATAAGACCTACATGCTGACCTATCCTCGTGCTGTCCGTGGTAACGTACATGTTGCCAATGTACTGGTAAAGAAGGGTCAGATCGAAACTATTGAGACTTTGGATACTGCCATCCGTGTTGATAGCGATACCAAATCTACCAAGATTTGGAATGTTGACACCAATACGATGGTAGATGTGACAACTGTAATGTACAGCCCTAACTTCTGGGATGGACAAGAAAGTGGTCTGCGTCACACCATGTTTATGCTGAAGGGTGCCTTTAACCCCGATGCTACTCGTGGCATCTACAATGAGTTCTTGGCACCTAGCCTGAATGAGAACCGTCGTGTGTTCGACCTTCTGGGAGCCAAGACCATGATCCCCGCTGAGGAGGGTTTCGTTACCCAACTTGCAGGTCTAGGCTTTACTGCGGGTCGTGACTCCAAAAAACTGTCGGTAGTCGTGCAGGGTCCATCCCTTAACAAAGCCTATAACATCGTATTCTAATGGCACTACTATTGCCAAGAGATGTATATCTTGATGGCATGTCACCCCAGAAAGCCATTAGGGTACTAACAGATTTGATAAACCGAGTATCTCCTAGCGATAGGAGATACTTGTTTATTGAAGAATACGAAGACAGTCTTGGCGATCCATTTTGCCAAAACCCAACGAAATGCCTTCGGCTAATACTGAAAAAACCCTCTGTTCATCAAGGAGAAAACCCATGAACATCTTTGAACGCGCATCACGCGCTAAACTCCGTCTGCAATCTGTTGCTGGTCCTCTGACCGTGGAACAACTGTGGGATTTACCACTGGTATCTAAGGGTGGCACCACTCGTGACATCAAGGTCGATCTGGACACTGTTGCACGCTCTGCTTTCAAAGCACTGGAAGAAGTCACAAGCCAGTCTTTTGTGGACACTACACCACACCCCAAGAAGGCAGAACGTGAGCTTGCTCTTGAAGTTGTGAAGCACATCATTGCTGATAAGCAGACCCGTGCTGCTGCACAGCAAGCTGCTGCTGAGAACAGCCAGAAGAAGCAGGTCTTGCTCTCTGCACTGGCTGACAAGCAGAACCAAGCGATTGGTGCCATGTCTGAAGAAGAAATTCGCAAACAGATTGCTGCACTGGAAGGCTAATTTCTACTAGCCCTACAGATAACATCTGCTAGAACCATGGTTCACACATATGGTTCTAGCAACCTCCAAACCCCCCAAGGATAGTAGTATGTCACCATTCACAGCCCCAATTGCTCAGCAAATTTGGGATAAAAAGTACCGTTTCAAACATGCTGATGGTACGCCTATCGACATGACTGTTCAGGATACATGGGGTCGAATTTCTGAAGCTCTATCTATGTCCGAACCTGAAGGTGAAATTCGTAATCGTCACCAACACGATTTCTACAAGGCTCTCGAAGACTGGAAATACCTGCCTGCTGGTCGCATCACTGCTGGTGCTGGTACTGAGCGTTCCGTGACCCTATTTAACTGCTTCGTCATGGGTACAATCCCTGACAGTATGCACGGCATCTTTGACATGCTCAAAGAGGCTGCTCTCACGATGCAACAAGGTGGGGGCATTGGTTATGATTTCAGTACCATTCGCCCTGCTGGTTCTCCTGTTATTGGTGTGGCTGCTGATGCTAGTGGTCCTCTAACATTCATGGATGTATGGGACGCTATGTGTCGTACAGTTATGAGTGCTGGCTCTCGTCGTGGTGCCATGATGGCTACCATGCGTTGTGATCACCCTGATGTTTACGACTTCATTACAGCAAAGCAAGATGCTGCTCGTCTTCGTATGTTCAACATGAGCGTGCTCATCACCGATCCATTCATGGATGCTGTTAAGGCTGGTGCTGATTGGGATTTGCACTTCACCGATAAGCAAGGTGTCAAGACAGTCTATCGTACAGTTCCAGCCAATGATCTTTGGGATGCTATCATGGCGTCCACATATGATTACGCTGAGCCGGGTGTTATCTTCATTGATCGTATCAATGACATGAACAATCTGAACTACTGCGAAACCATTGCTGCTACCAACCCCTGTGGTGAGCAACCTCTGCCTCCCTATGGTGCCTGTCTCCTTGGCTCCATCAACATGGCCAAGCTGATCGTCTACCCCTTCACAGGCGTAGCTGAGATGGACATGGCCTTGTTGGATGATCTGGTACGTACTGCTGTCCGCATGATGGACAACGTGGTGGACGTGTCTAACTTCCCTCTGGAAGCTCAACGTCAGGAAGCTATCAACAAGCGCCGTATTGGCCTTGGTGTGACCGGTCTGGCTGACGCACTCATCATGATGGGTGAGACATATGGTTCTGAAGCTGCTGCTGCTCTTACAGATCACTGGATGCACCAGATTGCACGCTCTGCATATCTAGCCTCTGTTGATCTGGCCAAAGAAAAAGGTGCTTTCCCTCTGTTCGATGTTGATGCTTATCTTGCATCTGGCAACATGGAAAACATGGATGATGATGTCCGTGAAGCAATCCGTGAGCATGGTATTCGTAATGCCCTGCTGACATCTATTGCTCCTACTGGCACCATTTCTATGTATGCTGGCAACGTATCCTCTGGGATCGAACCAGTGTTTGCCTATGAGTATACCCGCAAGATTCTCAACAAAGACGGTACACACCGTTATGAGGATGTCACAGATTACGCTCTGGAAGCCTATCGTCAGTTCTGTTCGGACAATGGCATGGATGTGCCTGACGTGAACAATCTGCCAGACTACTTTGTGTCTGCTCAGACCCTAGCACCTGAAGCCCATGTGCATATGCAAGCTGCTGCACAGCGTTGGGTGGATAGCTCCATCTCTAAGACTGTGAACCTACCAGAAGACATCTCCTTTGATGACTTCAAGGCTGTCTATATGATGGCTTGGGACACAGGCTGCAAAGGCTGCACGACCTATCGTCCTAACGATGTCACAGGTTCGATCCTCTCTGTGAAGACTGAACCAAAGCCTGAGCCTATCAATGTTGGTTCTGCTTTGCCTGAGCCTCGTGGTGATGACCTTGCTGGTTCCACCTACAAGATCAAACTGGGCGACGATCACGCTACCTATATCACTCTCAACTATACTGAGATTAATGGTGTGAAGAAGCCCTTTGAAATCTTCATCAACTCCAAGAACGTGGATCATTTCGTATGGACCATGGCTCTGACACGGACAATCTCTGCTGTATTCCGTTCTTCACCTGATTCCACATTCCTTGTGGATGAGTTGAAGTCTGTATTCGATCCTAAAGGTGGTGGCTGGATGAAAGGGCGTTATGTTCCTTCTATCATTGCTGCGATTGGTATCACTATTGAGAAGTTTATGAAGGAAATTGGGTACATTCTACCCGATGAAACTTTAGCACTTCCAGAACTCGAAGAAACTACTGAGGTTTCTTTGGTTGGTACACCCCGTACATGCCAAAAGTGCTTTAGCACTAACCTTAAAATTGAAAGTGGTTGCCCAACCTGCCTTGATTGTGGTCATAGCAAATGCGGCTAAGCTAACTGGTTACCCCTGTAATGGGGGGAGCCAAACCTGAAAGACACTGCCATGACTGCTATTAACGATCACGACCGCTTTCTGGTGTATACTAGCAAGGATGTCCTTGTAGAGTCTGCACCTACCAAGGTAAGAGCCATGAGGGCTGTTGCACATTTAAATGACCAAGCTGAATTGAATGGTCGCCACACTACCTATTATTGGAAGGACAAAAACGATGGCCGAAACTAAAACTGATAAGTTTGTTCGCCTTGCTGGTCAACGAGTTCCGAGAGCTGCTGATGCTATTCGCCTCATTGGTCAACTTGGTTCAGCAAACTATGAAGCTCCTGAAGGTGCAGTTGATGAAATCAACACATATCTTCGTGCTTCTGTAGCTGATGCTATGAAGTCGCTGGGCCTTAAACTCCCTAAGACTGAAAATGGTGAACCTACACCACCCGATTACGGTGGGCCTGAATGGGCATTGGTTAGCGAAGCAATTGAAATGCTTGGCCTAGGCCATGTAGATATTGCCAAGCAAAAGCTGAAAGCTGCTATGTCGTTCTAAGACGTAGTACATTCTGAAGAAAAGAGGTGGGATAGTATCCTGCCTCTTTTTTTATTTGAACTAAGGTACACCCAATGAAGTATACGCTTTCACCATCCAAAATCCGAGAAGAAATTCTTGAGATGTTTTCTCTTGGTCTTGTCCCTTATGTCCGATCTTCCCCCGGACTAGGTAAGACCTCTATCTACCATCAGATTGCCAAAGACTATAATCTGAAGCTCATTGATCTGTCAGTAGGCACCGCTACACCTGAAGACTTCATGGGCTACCCACACAAGGTAGGCAACAAAGCTACGTTCCTACCCTTTGACCATTTCCCCCTAGAAGGTGATGAGATTCCCAAGGGCTACAATGGCTGGCTCCTCTTTCTGGATGAGTTCTCCTCTGGCTCTAAAGCTGTGCAGGCTGCTGCTTATAAGCTGGTCCTGAGCCGCTTTGCAGGGTCTTACAAGCTGCATGACAACTGCCTGATTGCATGTGCTGGCAACCGTGAGATTGACAACGCTGTGGTAGTGAAACTGTCCACTGCAATGAAGTCTCGTCTGGTTCACTATGAGATGGTTGGCAATGTCCCTGACTTCGTTGAATGGGCTACTGCTGAAGCTCTGGATTTCCGTGTAATCTCATTCGCTGAATTCATGCCAAGTGTCATTGAAAAGTTTGATCCAAACCATTCTGGTGAGACTTTCCCCTGTCCTCGTACCATTGCGATGCTTGGTAAAGCCATGATTGGTAAGACCATCAATGCTGACCTTGGACCTCGTATTGCTGGCATGGTTGGTGATGGAACGTGTGTTGAATTCTTAGGCTATGCTCGTGCTTTTGGACGTATCAAATCTTATAATGAGATTGTTAAGAACGCAGATTCTACTAGCGTTCCTGACGAATTGAGCGTGCGTCATGCTACAATTGCTATGTTAGCAAGCCAAGCTAAGTCCGAGGACTTAGATGCCATCCTTGTTTATGTCAAGAAATTCTCTTTGGAATTCCAAATTGTCTTCATGCGTAAACTTACAATCACGCAACCTACTTACCGCTATGACCATAAGGGCTTTGGCAAATACCTGATGGACATGATGCGTTATCTATCTGGAGAACAGTAATGGAAGATTTTTCTGAACATGAGAAACTGCTAGATCGTGCCAAAGCCAGCCTCTTTGTAGGCCATGGCTCAGCGTTTCTAGGATCGCTGATGTGTGATATGGTTTTCAAATGGTCCAGAGAGATTCCTACTGCTGCTGTGGATGGTCTTACTCTATGGTGGAATCCTGATTTCTTTATGAAATTGCGTCCAACTGACCATACCACTATTCTAGCCCACGAACTCTGGCATGTGGCATTTCTCCATATGCTCCGTGGGCTAGGATTAGACCCAGACATTCACAATCAAGCTGCTGATCACGTCATCAATCTGATGCTTGAAGAAGCTGGCTACGATATGACTGGGTTCCCCTACCTCAAGGACAATATGTTCAAAGGTTGGTCTACAGATGATGTCTACCAATACCTCATCGACAACCTTCCACCACCACCTCCCATGGGTGGCCTAGGCTCTGACTTGGTTGAACCAAAGGATCAAAAGATAGCTGATGCTATAACTGCTGAGATTGTCACTAAGGTTGTAGCTGCGTCTGTGTCTGCACGGATGGCTGATCAAGCTGGGGATATTCCCGGTGAAATCTCGTTAGTTATCAATGAGTTTCTTAATCCTAAGCTGCCTTGGTACACGATCCTGTATCGCTTCTTCGAGGCACTGATTGACCAAGACTACTCTATGAGCCGTCCCAATCGTCGCTTCGTAGATGAGCTAATGCTACCTAGTCTAGTTGGCACAACAGGTCTTCAGAACCTAGTCTACTTCCTTGACATATCTGGCTCTGTGTCAGATGCTCACATCCTCCGGTTCAACTCTGAAGTGGCTTACATCAAGCGTGAGTTTAACCCTGAGCTACTGACACTTGTGACCTTCGACACTAAGATTCGAGATGTTTACACCTTTGAAAAAGATGATCCATTCGAGAAGATTATTGTCACTGGTCGTGGCGGTACAAACCTTAATCCTGTCATGGAATATGCTAAGAAGCTCAATCCAGATGCGATGATTATCTTTACAGATATGTACGTCAGTATTCCTCCTGTTGATCCCCAAATTCCCCTTATTTGGATTGCTCTCAACTCCAAAGTAACAAGCGTACCTTATGGTCAGCTAATTCACCTGAAAGATTGATATGATTTGTAATGGCTCAAAACTGGCAGAGGCAGAACCTCTATCACCCATGTTCCATGAGAAGACAAAACTGTTTGGTGTTTCCTACGGTATGTCTGAAGCAGGCTATGATATTCGTATCAAACAAGATGTCCTGTTGATGCCATTCAAACGCTTCTCTCTGGCAAGCTCCATTGAGAAGTTTCGTATGCCTACAAACCTCGTTGGTATTGTCCATGACAAGTCCACATGGGCGCGTAAGCGACTGAGTGTCTTCAACACGGTCATTGAGCCGGGATGGACAGGCTTCCTCACTCTTGAGCTAGTCTACCATGGCTATATGCCCCTACTCATCCGTGCTGGCTCTGGGATTGCCCAAGTCATCTTCCACGAAACCTCAACAAATATGCAGTATTCAGGTAAGTATCAGAACCAAGATGATCGCCCTGTTGCTGGCATTATGGAAAGCTAAAACGATGTCAAAGAAACAAATGTTTGCTAGAGTTGTCCTTGGCTCTACAAGTCCAGAAGGTATTACAGCATGGTCGATCCATGCTCGTTACCCTCGTCCTATCCATGGCGAAATGATGACGCATAAAGACTTCAGCCGTAACGCTGGTAGCTCTCGTGCAAAGCCTGTCCGATTCCTTTTGGATGAGGTCCGTAAAACCCCATATGTGCCTTGGCACTGGGGTGCTAATCAAAGCGGTATGCAGGCTGATCTTGAGTGCAATGAGCAGGTTGCTACAGTTACGCCGCTCTGGAATGAAACTTATGGTGAATATGATTCCATTGAAACCAATTTTGAGTCTCGTGAAACAGCTTGGGTTCAAGCAAGTATAAATGCTTGTAATAGTGCTGAAGCCTTTATGAACGCAGGCTACCACAAGCAAAACGTGAACCGTCTGCTTGAGCCATTCTCTTGGATCGACGTTCTGATTACATCTACGAACTGGGCCAACTTCTTCAACCTGCGTGATCATCCTGATGCTGAGCCTCACATCCGTGATCTAGCCATTATGATCAAGAAAGCTATGGCAGGTTATCTGCCTCAGAAACTTGGTCGTGGTGAGTGGCACATGCCTTATGTAGGTGAAGCTGATCACTATGCTCTGGATAACGCAGACGATGACACACTGCGGATCATTGATGATCTTGGATGTGATCATCAGGAGCTTCTGAACATGCTCTCAGCGGCTCGCTGTGCGCGTATCAGCTATAAGCCTCACTCTGGGGAAGCACTCATCAGTCGTGACCTTGCTCTGTGCCAACAACTGATTGGTAATGGAGCCATCCACGCAAGCCCCTTCGAACATCAGGCTACACCTGACAAGCGTTCCTACACACCCGTCTATAACAAAGAAGGGCAATGTGGTTTCAAACGCGATTGGGAGAAGCCTGAGCTACACCGTAACCTTACTGGCTGGATTCAGAACCGTGCTCTGCTCCCCGGTGAATATGTAAAGGATGTCTGGGATGTCTGAAATCACAGTTATTTTCGTCAATGGTAAACCTAAAGCTGGTAAAGATTCCTTTATCAATTTGATGGGATTCCATCTTGATGAGTTGAATATTCCTCATCGGTCTTTCAGTAGTATTGATCCTATTCGTGATATGTTAGCGAATGTTGGTGCAAATGTTACCCAAAAAACAACTGCTGATCGCGATCTGATGAGTGTCATTGGTGATCTTCTTGAAGATCATTCTAATATTCGTAGCAAAAGTTGCTTAAAAGCCATTATTTCTACAGCAAGTAATGGTATTCTCACTGATCGTAATATTGTCTTGTTCCTTCATGTACGGGAGCCAAAGATTATCAATAAAATCAAGGCTCTAACTGCGGAAGAATTCAAGGATACAAATACTGTAGTTAATTTTGTATCTATCTTGATCCAATCCTATCGCCAAGAAAAAGGTGATAGTAATACATCTGACGCTGGTGTATTGGGTATGAGCTATGATTATAGCATCAACAATAGTGGCACTCGTGGTGAACTATATGATGCTGCAATTCATATGGTTGAACAACTGCAACTCTAACTGTTCGTTTTTTGGGTTTTAATAATTCAGAAATATCAACTTGAAAAGGAATTGGCTATGCGCCTTTCATTCATCTCCTACGCTACTGTCGCTATCTTTGCGATTGCAAGCTCTGCCTTCGCTGCTGATCTGTCCATTGCTACTGGTAAGGAGGGCGGTGGATATGACGCTGCTGCCCGTACTGCTGCTACCAAGCTGGCTCAACGTGGTAATGTCGTGGAAGTCATCAACCTGAATGGCTCTGACGAAATCACTCTGGCTGTCTGCTCTGGTCGTGCCACTGCTGGTTACACCCAGATTGATGCTATGGATGCTCGTGCCAAAGAAGGCTGCAACCTGCGTCCACTGTCGAACTATGGTAACGGCGAATATGCTGTGATCCTGTTTCCACCTGACAGTGATCTTGATGCTCTGGATGACCTGACATCTGCGAACTCTGTGCTGGTCGATACAATCGGCTCTGGTACTTCCCTGTTCTGGGACACCATTGTGCGTATCGAAAAGACTGAAGGCTCTGGTGATCCATGGTCTGAAGCCTCTGCTATCAACGATCCCTTGTCTATGGCTGAGCCATTGGCTAACTTCGGTGACATCGACGCTGTGATCATGGTCCGTACAGAGACAAGCCCTGACATCGCCAATCTGGTTAGCCGTGGTTGGAAGATGGGTGAACTCTGGGACCGTCAGATTGACGATTACGAATTCAATGGCAAGCCGTTGTATGAAGTCAGCAAGAAGGCTTTCACCATCAACAGCCGCAAGACAACTGCCTACACCTACAAGGTGCTCAGCTTTGCTGTGACCACCGAAGCCACGTCCCGTGACCGCGAACTATTCGCTATGCTCGCAGGGGCCATGTAACTGCCAGAAGATCATACTGCCCTTTGATCTTCCACCTGAACCCCTTGGCTCTAGTAGCTAAGGGGTTTTTTTATTTGAAAAAGGAGTAGACCCATGGAGGTCATTCACCACGAACAGTCAGATACCCATGTTGTTATGGGTGGCAAGAAAGTCCGTTCCTTCGGTATTTCCAACAACTCGACATTCATTACAATGTTGTCTGAGGGTCTATACTCTGACAAAGAATTAGCCGTTGTCCGTGAGGTCATGTGTAACGGTTGGGATATTCACATCAATACAAAGCGTGAAGCTACACCTATGAAGGTGACTGTTGATGAAAAAAAGATGGTCTTCCGTGATTACGGTACAGGCATCCACGACAACATGATGGAACAGGTCTACTGTATCTATGGTAACTCTACCAAAGCTCACAACGGTGAGGAAAACGGTGGATTTGGCCTAGGTTCTAAGGCTCCATTCGCCTATTCCACACACTTTACTGTCACCTCATTCCATGAAGGTGTGAAGACTGTGTACGGTATCTCTCGTGGCTCCTTGGAGACAGAGAATAAGCCTGACATCCGAACCATGGTGTCTGTGCCTACCACTGAGACTGGCCTTGAGGTTTCTATCCCTCTAAAGACACCTCGTGATTCCCACCAATTCGTCCAACTGATCCGTGCTATTGCATTTCTGGGTCAGATGAATGTCGAAGTAAACGGTATCATTGCTGATAAGCTGGATGCAGATTTTGATAAGAACCATGTCAAAATGCTCACCCAGAATGAAGATAACATCCGTCGTCTTCAGATGCGTGAGGACATGTATATTCGTTATGGAACAGTGGTTTACCCTCTGGTTTCCCATGAGGAATATCAGGATGAGTACGATCAACTTCGTCGTATCCTACCCAACCGTAACTACAGTGATTCTAAGTGCTTTATCATCCAAGCACAGCCTAACACCATTGCTGTGACACCTACACGAGAGACGCTCTCTTATACGAACCAGACCAAGGCCAGCATTAAAGGTCTTCTTCAGAAGGCTATTGATGGTTTCAATGCTGTTGCACCTGAAGCATACAAGGCATTGGTCAATGGTATTATCTCAGAGTATTCTGATCTGCAAATGCCTGACGATGATCTATTTGAAATGATTGGTCGTAGTGAGCCTGTTGGTGATTCAGGTACTATTCGTAGTTATTTGGATGCTCTGAGTTCTTCACCTGTAGATATTATGCAGAACTACTTGTACTACAACAAAAAGTACAAAGAGATTTCTCATGCCAGCTATCAGAGTGTAGAAGAACGGAATAAAATCCATAAAGATGCTATCTACAAATTCTTTCCCAATCACAAAGTGTTCTGGGACATGCTCTTTGCAGACGAGATTACTCTCCGTAGTAAACGTGATTGTATTCTTTGCTGGAACTGGAAGATGTACTACGATCTGGAAGGTGCTATCGGACCTGACAATATGAAATTCCTTCATCGCTTTAGCGGTGGATACCACAATACGTTTGATCCGATGCAAACCCCTGATCAAATCAAAAAAGAATTCATGAATCATGTTCTGAATTTCACTCAGTTTGAAGTAGGTTTCAGTCAGAAAGCTATTTCTGAAAATTCTGGTCGATATGAAAACAAGTCTGACTTCTGCTTTATTCCTAATCGGAAAAAAGATGTTGGTGCTGATCTTGTTAGTAAACTACGTTTCGTAGGATTGGATGTTAAAGACCACCTTCAGTACACAACCTATGTACCGAAAGACCCCAATGCTAAGAAGCGACCCAAGGGCTACACCTTGCTCACTGAGGTCGTCCGTGGTGGTGATTATTGCCAAGGAAACCTAGGAAACTATGACCTAAAACGGTCTGAGACTGCCCCTGCTATCTTCAACGAAGCCACCTACAGTCATGAACGGATTATAGACAGCCTACGGGGTATTGATCTGAAGCATGTGACCCAATTGGTTCCAGATGCAGTCATTGTTTCTAGTCCTACTACTGCCCAAAATGCTATTGAAAAAAGCAATGGCACAATGCGTAGTGGTCAAGAGGTTCTCTGGGAGCGTATTGCTAATTTGTATGTTAAGTATCCAGTTCTTGCTGAGCACTTTGCATATAAGGAATTGTCTGGTAGCATCATGTTCGATAGACTTCAGCGAATTGCTGAGTTCGATCCAGTGATTGCTGCCTACATTGGCTCTAAGTTCCCCGATGACAAAGACTATAATGCAGCCCTGTATCTAATTTGCCACTTTGTTAATCGGTACTCTATGGATATACCCCATAGTGCTGCTCTGTTCCTTCGTGAATTCAAACGTGATTCTGGTAAAGCTGCTAGTGATAATCAGGTTATCAAGAAGGTATCAGGCAACATTCTTCTTGGCTCGTTGGATTTGTCTAAAATCTACACTGCTGTTCGTAACCAAAGTGAGCAATGTGACGACATGTTAGCAATGCTTCACCTCACCCTCTAAGGAAAGACACTATGCCAAAACTAATAATCGTTGCTGCAATTGCCGATGTGGATAACATCGTGCTGTATTGCAAAGACGGTGAAACGCATACTATCAACTCTGCGGATTACCGTACAAAGGCAATCATGGACAAAGTGATGCCTGCGATCAATAACAACAAATCTGTTGAGATTGAGATTGATGACTACAACCTTCACAACGAGTTCTCGGAACGTACTGGTGGCCTCATCAAGTTCTACCGTGTGCTCAAGAAGGCAGTCCTTGGTATCTTCGACAAGACACAACCTACTATGTCTGTCGAGGAAATCGAATCCACTGGAACCACCAAAGATGTCTCTCCTCTCAAGGAAGATGAAACGGTGGTTGCTGTCGTATCTGGTAAGGCTATTCCTAACATGGAAGCCATGGATCGTCAGATTAACCATGTGGTTAAGAACAACGCCAATCCTGCTGGTATGGTACGTTTCTTGGAACGTGTTGCCTCTGTCATTGATGAACGTGGTCACTCTGTTGAAGACCTGTTGAAGTTCATCAAAGACGCTGATCTGCCGATTGCAGATGATGGAACCATGGTGGCCTACAAGTCCCTCTCGTCTACGGATTCAGACGGTGTCTATGTGGACCTTCATTCCCATAAGGTGAAGCAAGGCGTTGGTACACGGGTCTTTATGAGCGCCAAGCTCGTTGACCCTGATCGCCGCAATGACTGCTCCAATGGTCTGCACATCGCTCGTCGTGACTACATCCGTACCTTTAGCGGTAATGTCATGGTGATCTGTAAGATTGCACCAGAAGACATCATTGCTGTACCTAAGTACAGCCCGTCTAAGATTCGTGTATGTGGTTATGACATCGTGGCACTCTTGGACAAGAAGTCTGAGGGTATTCTGCGTAGCAGCAATAAAGCTATGACAGATAACCCTGATGCTGCACAGCTTCTTGGTGAAATCATCGCTGGTCGTCATGCAGCTATCACTAAGACAACTGAGATTACTGCTGCTTGTGGTGGTGGTCTGATCTACAATGAGATTAAGGGTGAAAGCCAAGTCAAATTTGTGGATGACAAAGCAGAAGTTCAGGAATTGAATGAAGCTAAAAGTAATCGTCGCTTTGCTGATATTCCTGAGCCAGAGCCATTGCCTCCTGTAGCTCCTGTGAAGGCGCTCACAGCACTTGAGGTTGACCTGATGGAGAAAGACCCAACTCTTTCACCGAAGGCTCTCCGTGAGCAGGCTGACGCTATCTTGCTGCAACGCAAAGCAGACAAGGAAGCCAAAGCTAAGGCTAAGAAGGATGCAAACCTTCCCAAGCTGGCAAAGACTGAGCCTACCAAGAAAGCAAAGAAGGGTAAGCAAGCTGCTACGACACCTTCCAAGCCTACTGCTGCTACCAAGACGATCCCTGAACAGGCTCGTGAGTTGTTCATGGCTCAGAAATTCACTGAGTTGAACGACTTCAAAAAGAAGAAAAAGAAAAGCTGGGATTCCCTTGGCTTCTCTGTCACCGAAGAAAATCAGATCAAAGCCAAGCTCGTCTGATTAGATACCCCATTGCATATTCTGTGCGATGGGGTATTCAACAATTCCCAATTAGTGTTGGCAATCATGTCTAACACAATTCAAGGAGAGAACCATGAACGATGTCACTACTGCACCTGCTGCTTCGCCTGTCAGCCTGTCTGACCTGAAAGCTGCTCGTGACAAACTGAACGCACGCATTGCTGAAGAAACCAAGACCAACCGCAAGAACACCGTTGCGGAAATCAAAGCTCTGGTCGAAGCCTACGACATCCCACAAGATGAACTGGTTGCTTCTGTTTTCGGCAAAGCTCGCAAAGCTAAGGGTACGGCTACCAAAGCTGAACCTAAGTATCAGAACCCTGCGGACACTGACCAGACATGGACCGGTAAGGGCCGTCAACCTGAGTGGTACAAGACTGCCATCGAAGGTGGTCAATCCCCAGAGACGATGCTGATTAGCAAGTAAGCTGATCACATTACATTTAAGCCCTCTAGTATTCGTACTAGGGGGCTTTTTTCGTCTGAGGGTATGGGGTAGGCACTAGCATCCTCCCATATATCGAGAAAAACATGCCGATAGACTTTGCAGACTCAGCCCAAGACCTACAAGAGCTTCTGCTGAAACGGACCCTAGAGAACCAAAGTCAGAAGACCTCTGCTGCCTTTTCTGGCTTCTGCTTATCTTGTGAAGAACCAATTGAGAATCGTCGCTTTTGTGATTCAGATTGTCGGGAGGACTTCGAGAATAAGCACAAAAAATAATTGATTGGAAAACACATGCCACTGAACTTAGGGCAGAAAAATGCCTCGACAGAGTGTCTCCAATTCCTACTGTCACCAGATAAAGAGTTTCGTATCGCTGGGCCAGCAGGAGTTGGTAAGACATTCATGTTGAAATACATCATGAATACATTGATCAAGCAGTACGAACAGACATGTAAACTTCTGGGCATCAAGCCTACTGAGTTTGACATTGCTCTTACTGCTACGACCAACAAAGCTGCTGAGGTGCTTGCCACTTCTACAGGATACCCAACCCAAACGATCCATAGCTTTATGAATCTACGGGTATACGACGATTACTCTAGCGGAGTATCGAAGTGCAATAAGACCCGTTCATGGCATGTCCATCGTGAGACTATCATCTTCATTGATGAAGCCTCTATGGTAGATGAGAACCTGTACAAGTTCCTCATGGAAGGTACTGATAAGACATGTAAAATCATCTACATCGGTGATCGTCACCAGTTGGCACCTGTCTTTGAGAAGGTGTCCAAGGTCTATGCTACTGATCATAACTTGGTCGAATTGACTGAGCCAGTACGCAATGCTGACCAGCCTGCGTTGATGAATCTGTGTGAGCAGTTCCGTGATACGGTTAAGACAGGGGTGTTTAAACCTATTGTCGAAGTTCCCGGAGTCATTGACTTCATTGATGATACCAAATTGGCTCAAATGTTGGATGTCACTCTGAAGCCTGAAGATGTGGATGCTCGTATCCTCATGTTCACCAATCAGCGTGTCCATGACTATAACGAATATCTTCGTGAAGTTCGTGGACATGGTAAGATGTTTGCCAAAGGTGAAATCTTGGTAAACAATGCCTCTGTGGAAATCAGTGACAAGATTCAATTGTCAGTAGAACAGCAATTCTTAGTGCTACAAGCTGACACTGATGTTCGTGAGATTGTAGTATGCCGTAACGATAGTTCTATCGTAATGGACATCTACAAGATGCGGATCACCCATGCTACAAATCCAAATGGTGAAGGCTTTGATGTCCGTATCCCATACGACATGGAACACTACAAAAAGCTGATGAACTATTTCAGCAACAACAAGATGTGGCCAGATTTCTACAACCTTAAAAACAACTTTCCTGATCTACGGATGAAGGATGCCTCGACTGTCTATAAGGCTCAAGGCTCCACCTATGAATTCGTGATCCTAGACCTAACTAACATCGGTCTATGTAAGGATGCTGAACAAACAGCACGGATGCTCTACGTTGGCGTTTCTCGTCCAACCACACGCATTTTCCTTTACGGCAAGCTACCCCCTAAGTACGCTGGCTGAACAAGTTTGGTTCTATAGCTCAATTGGATAGAGCTTCCGCCTCCTAAGCGGGTCTGTGTGGGTTCGAGTCCTACTAGAACCACCGGAGTACGCAGTGGACCTAAGTTGCCACTGTGTAAGGTCAGGAGCCACCCCCACGGGGCTTCCTGATTACACCCTGCTGTGACCCTTAGAAAAGGTTACAGCGTGGTGGGTAGAGCCTAGCTCAAGCCCACTGTAGGTGGCTGAGAAGCCGCAGAGAAGGATGAAAGACCTTCGCATCTAGGTGGAAACCCTAGAACCAACTCATTAGGAGAGACATATGCGGACTTACATCGGCACTAAAATCATCAAAGCCAAACCCATGACACGGGCTGAATACAACACCTATCGTGGGTGGGATTTACCGGAGAATGAAAACGGCGATGATGGTGGTTATCTCGTTGAGTACGAAGCAGCACCAAATGTTGAGACAAATCATGTCGATCATGCGGGCTATATTTCGTGGTCCCCAGATTCCGTATTTGAGGAATCTTATCGTGGTCCGGGAACCATGAACTTCGGCCATGCTTTAGAGATTCTAAAGTCTGGTGGACGCGTCAGCCGTCAAGGTTGGAACGGCAAGAACATGTTTATCTTCTTGGTAAACGGTTCAACTTTCACCGTAAATCGTGAGCCACTGCTTTCGATCCTAGGTGAAGGAACAGAGGTCAATTACCACGGCCATGTGGATATGAAGACCGCTGACGGCATGATCGTTCCATGGCTCTGCTCGCAAACTGATATGCTTGCAGAAGATTGGGGCATTGCCTGATCAATGGGGCAGCGTGTTTACACGTTGTCCCAACCTTTGTCGGTGTCACTGTAAGTGATGAGTGGGGTTTGATCACCCTTGATCAACTCAGCAGGTGGGAACCCTGCCACCGGCTCCATATTACAAATGAGGATGTTATGAGACTTGATTATCTCAAGCTCATCCCCTCCCTGATCGCTTCGGTCATGGGACCGGAGAAAGCTCGTTTCAAAAAGCTACGCAGCAAATTAGTTGAGGATAACATGAAGTTAGGCGGTAACGTCCTTGGCTTCAGGCACCTTGGCTTGCGCTATAGCAACAACCATCCCCGCGATACCAAAGGTGTTCACTTGCCTGCTGTGGAACCATCCTTTAAGGGTGAGGTCCAGCGATTCGAGGCTCTTGTCCTACGGGCAGAACGTGATGAGCAGCGTCTTCGCCAGTCTCTCACAGTTGTTCTACCGATGTGTGAAAGCCTACAAGACATCCGTGATGTTTTGCCAGAGGTATTCGTAACCGAAATTACACAGCTAAGCTCTCTCGTAAGAACCAGAGAGGCAGGCTACATACTGAGGGAGCATCCAGTGTTAAAGACCCAATACGATCAAGCTGTAGAGATTGCTCTATTCTACACCGTCAATCGTCTGGTATTTTAATGAAGTATCTGACCTTTGGTAAGACTGAGGCTACTCAGTACAAGATTGCGATCTTGGCATCATCCCTGAACACCGCACAGTTCAATACCCACTACATTGAACCATACATGGAAGACTTTCGGGATGATGTAATTGCATACAGTCTTCACAAGTCAGGTAAGAAAACCTCTGTGGCAACACAGAAGGAATACCTAGAAGACCTATTGCCTGTCCTCATGGACCTTGGTGTCAAATATCTAGTCGTCACAGATGGCGAGTACTTTAAGACACTCACAAAATCCTCCACAATTGATGCTTCCATTGGCTACGTCATGGATTGCATCGTGGGGGATTTTAAAATCGTTTATGCTCCTAACTATGCTCAGGTCTTCTACGATCCTGACAAAGTTAAAGTCAAAATGGAACGTGGTTTCTCTGCTCTCAAGGATCATATGGCTGGCACCTATGTCGATCCCGGAGATAGCATCATCCACTATGCTGATTATCCCAAGACACCTACTGAGATTAAAGCATGGCTGGACAAGCTCTTAGAGCTAAACCTACCCCTCACTGCTGACATCGAAGGCTTCTCCCTGAAGCACTATGATAGTGGCATTGGTTCCATTACATTCTGCTGGGGTAAGAATGAGGGTATCGCCTTCCCTATTGATATTCGTGAAGCCTATGGACCTCTGAAACAGGGTCAAAAGCTAGAGCGATTTCATAACACAGAAGTGCGAGCACTTCTCAAGGATTTCTTTTTGAAATTCAAGAACAAACTGATCTGGCATAACATTTCCTTTGACGTATACATTCTGGTTTACCAGTTGTTTATGGATCACCTTCTGGACACCGAAGGTCTACTAGAGGGAATGGATGTACTTCTTAACAATTGGGAATGTACTAAGCTAATCACCTACTTAGCTACGAATTCCTGTGCAGGAAACAAGCTGGGCCTCAAGTCTCAGTCACATGAATATGCAGGCAATTACGCAGTTGAAGACATCAAAGACATCACCAAGATACCCATTGATGAGTTGCTAGAATACAACTTGATCGACGGTCTATCCACATGGTTCACCTACGATAAGCACTACGATACGATGATCGCTGACCAGCAAGAATCTATCTATGTGGACATCTTCAAGAAGTCGATCTTGGAGATTATCCAGATGCAGCTAACAGGCTTGCCTGTTGATATGGCTCAGGTGATTAAGACATCTGACATTCTGGATGGTGAGAATAACATCGTCAAATCTAAGATGATGAATTCGATGGTCGTCCAAGGGTTCACTCCCTACCTTCGTCAGAAGTGGATGGACACCATGCACTCTAAGTGGAAGGTGAAACGGATCACATTGGCTGAGGTTCCTGTTCGTAAGGAAACCACCTTCAATCCCGGCAGTCCTGTACAGCTTCAGAAGCTCCTCTTTGATGAGGACTTTATGGGTCTACCTGTTCTTGAACTTACCGACTCCAAACAACCAGCTACAGGTGGTGATGTCTTAGAGAAGCTCAAGAACCATACGACCAACCCAGAATACCTAGCTTTTCTAGATTATCTGATTGAGTACAAGACCCTCGCAATCATCATCAGCACCTTCATTCCAGCCCTCAAGAACGCCTCTCTGGCTCCTGATGGGTGGCACTACATGTTTGGCAGCTTCAACCTAGGAGGCACGCTCTCAGCCCGTCTGAGCAGCAGTAATCCTAACCTGCAAAACATTCCTGCCTCTGGTGCAACCAAGGCTAAGCAACGCTTGGCCAAGATGATCAAGAAGTGCATCAAAGCCCCTCCGGGCTGGCTTTTCGTGGGTTTAGATTTCTCGTCACTGGAAGACAGAATATCTGCCGTTACAACCCGTGATCCAATGAAGCTGAAGGTCTACACCGATGGCTTCGATGGTCACTGTCTTCGGGCATATGCTTACTTCAGTGATCAGATGCCTGACATCATTGGGGATAGTGTCAAATCTATCAACTCTATTTCCAAGATGTATAAGCACCTTCGTCAGATCAGCAAGGCTCCAACTTTTGCCCTGACATACCAAGGCACCTATCACACGCTCATGGCTAACTGTGGGTTCAGTGAGGAACTGGCTAAGGCAATCGAGGCTAGTTACCACAAGCTGTACGTTGTCTCTGACGAGTGGGTGGCTGACAAGCTGAAGCAGGCAAGCAAAGACGGTTATATCACGGCAGCATTTGGTCTGCGTGTTCGTACCCCCTTGCTCAAGCAGGTGATTCTTGGCACCAAGTCCACTCCGTTCGAGGCAGCAGCCGAGGGACGGACAGCAGGTAACGCTCTGGGGCAGTCATGGGGTTTGCTCAACAACCGAGCAGCTTCAGAGTTTATGGCTAAGGTCCGTAAGAGCAAATACCGTCTGACAATACGTCCCTGTGCTCATATCCATGATGCTCAGTATTATATCATCAAGGATGATCTAGAGCATGTAGAATGGATGAATACTCATCTCGTAAAAGCAGTCCAATGGCAGGAGCATCCTGACATTGCTAACGATGATGTGAAATTGGGTGGAGAACTTTCGATCTTCTATCCAGACTGGTCAGTAGAATTGGAAATTCCCAATGGTGCAGATCAGAATAAAATATCTGAAATGGCTGAACAGCATTACTTAGAGAAATGCGCAGCTTAAAACGAGGAAATACGATGTCTACAGATAATAAACTGCACTACTTTATGGTAGCTGCCGATGTGGTCTATTCGCGCAAAGATAAGAACGATGTTGCTACCACCAAGAAGAAAACCCTGAACTGTGTTGTGACCCACAACAAAAAGCTCATCACCTTCTCTCTGATGGAAGAAGCTCGCAAGGCTATCCTTCAGCGTTGCTTTGAGGAACTGAACATTGAAGTCACTGACGTTGCTGACTTCATTTTCCTCAACTGGGTCTACATGGGCGTCATGTCTGATGCTGAATTCAATGACCACAAGCAGCATACGGGTGTGAAGAAGATCAAAGCAAACCCTTACGATAGCTAGGATTTAGTCATGAAAGCCACCATCAAGAATCAAAATGGTATGAGCCTAGCTGCCGCTGTGTGGTTGGCTCATGACACCTACGACAATGGGGCTAGTGCAGCACCGGAACAGGATACTATTTCGGTCACTACCCTGTTGAAGCCTACTCGTGCTTTCATTCTGGCACAGCAGGTTGATCCAAACGATGAGAGCCAAATGCTCGATGTCACGGACATGATCCCTTCACGTCTAGGCCATGCTATCCACGATTCCATTGAGGATGCTTGGCGTAATGGGTATCGGAATTCTATGGCTAAACTGGGGTATCCTCAGAAAGCTATTGATGCTGTCCGTATCAATCCTGAAACAGATGATGGGACTATCTTTCCTGTCTATCTGGAACAACGGTTCTTCCGTGAGATTGATGGGGTAATCATCTCAGGTAAGTTTGACCAAATTATCAATGGTGATCTGGTCGATACCAAATCCACTTCGGTTTGGGCTTACATGAATGGTTCTAAACTTGAGGATTATATCCTTCAGTTGTCCATCTATCGTTGGATCAATCCTGATAAGGTCACATCTGATGTTGCCTATATTCAGCACGTCTTTACTGATTGGCAACGGAATCAAGTTGGAACCAATCCCAACTATCCCAAGTATCGTGTGACTGAAATCAAAGTCGAATTGATGACCATTGGTCAGACAGAGCGTTGGATTCGTACCAAGCTGGCTGACATCCGTAAGAATGGTCCACTCAAGCAAGAGTTCATGGTTCGTTGTACTGACAAAGAGCTTTGGAAATCTGAACCTCAATACAAATACTATGCTGATCCTGCAAAGGCTGAGCTTGGGGGTCGATCCACCAAGAACTTTGATAGTTTTCATGCCGCCGATAAGCACCGAAAGGATGCGGGCAAAGGTGTTGTTGTAACCAAGCCCGGAGAAGTCAAAGCATGTCCATATTGCAAAGCCTTCTCTGTGTGTGAACAGAAAGATGAGTATTTCGATGTCGCTGCCTGATCTAGAAACGATTGACCATCACCCTGCGATTGAGGAAATCGTGGACGTGATGTGCAACAAGACCCAGAACACTGATCGGGGTTTCTTCCGTGTAGAGGTGGCCTATTTTCTTGCGAAGATGGCCGCTTCTATGCGTTCTGAGATTCTGACTAAGGATCGGGGCAACATCCCTGTGAACGTCTATGCTCTTGCCATGGCTACATCTGGCTTTGGTAAGGGTCACAGTGTTCACATCATGGAAGAACAATTCATGAAGGGTTTCAAACGCCGTTTCATGGAGGATACATTTCCAACTATTGCTGACACTCATCTGTGGAAGCTGGCATTTCAACGTGCTGGCACAAACGGTACTGAGGAGCAGGAAGAACGGGATAAGCTAGAGAAAGAGTTTATCCAAGCTGGTGCATTGCCCTTCACTTTTGATAGTGGCACTGGTCCTGCCGTGAAGCAGCTTCGTCAGAAGTTGATGCTGGCAGACTGTGGGGCTGTGAACCTACAGATTGACGAGATTGGCTCTAACCTTGTCGGTAACGTCGAGGTTCTGACCATGTTCTTGGAGCTATACGATCAAGGCTTGGTCAAACAGAAGCTCGTCAAGAACACCCATGACAACCAACGTGGGCAAGAGATGGATGGTAAGACACCAACCAACGCATTGCTCTTTGGCACCCCTTCTAAGCTCTTGGATGGGGGTCAGACTGAAGACCAGTTCTACTCCTTCCTTGAGACAGGCTACGCTCGTCGTTGTCTCTTTGGGTGGGGTGAGCATATCCCCTCTGAAATCGAACTGACACCCAAGGAGGTCTACGAACGCCTGATTGACACAGGTAACGTGACCACTGTGGACCGTTGGTCAGATCACTTCGCTTTACTTGCTGACAGCACCAAATTTGGCTGGCAGATGAGTGTGAGCGATGAGGTAGGTGTTGCTCTCATCACCTATAAAATCCAGTGTGAGAAGCTGGCTGCCACCTACGCAGAGCATGAGGACATTCGTAAAGCTGAGATGTCACACCGATATTTCAAATGCCTTAAACTAGCAGGTGCGTTTGCCTTCGTGGATCAATCATCTGACATTACGCTAGACCATCTCTACTCGTCCATGAAACTGGTCGAGGAGTCTGGCATAAGTTTCCAGCGATTGCTGACACGGGAAAAGACCTACGTTAAATTGGCTAAGTTTATCGCATCCTCTACGGATGAATTGACCCATGCTGATCTACACGAAGCTCTGCCTTTCTATAAGTCCAGTCAATCTGCTCGTAATGAGATGATGACCATGGCTACTGCATGGGGCTACAAACAGCATATCGTCATCAAGAAGACATTCTTGGATGGTATCGAATTCTTCACAGGGGAAACCCTTGAGGAAACTAATCTGGATGAGATGCTTATCAGTTACTCTGATAACTTCGCGTTCAACTATTCATTCGAGCGTCAGCCAATGAGTAGTATGCACCTATTGACCCAATCCGTTGGGAACCATTGGTGTAATCACGGTTTCTCTAACAACCACCGTTCCGAGGAAAATGTAGTTCCCGGCTTTAACATAGTGGTTATTGACTGTGATGGTGGTGTCCAATTGTCGTTGGTCCATGAGCTTCTCAAAGAGTATGAGTTCATGACATACACCACTAAGAGCCATACTGAGGCAGAGAATCGGTTCCGACTGATGATCCCTATTAGCTATGTCCTTGAGTTGGATCGTGATGACTATAAAGAATTCATGAACAACATTATGGATTGGCTACCATTTCCTTCTGATGAAGCCGCTAACCAGCGATCTAAGAAATGGGAAACCTATTCAGGTGGCAAATACTCCGTGAACCATGGTGAGCTACTCGACCCTTTGAAGTTTGTACCAAAGACCTCAAAGAACGAGCAGCACCGTACATCCATGACCAAGCTGGAAAGCCTAGACAACTTCGAGCGTTGGTTCGCATCACGGATTGCTAACGGCAACCGTAACAACCAGATGATCAAGTTTGCATTAGCCCTTGTAGATCAAGGACTTAACTACAACGATGTCGAGAGTTGTGTCGTCAGTTTCAACAATAAGTTGGCCGATGGGCTGACTGAGACTGAGCTACGGAGCACCATCCTACAGACTGTTGCCAAGAAGTTTAGCTAGTATCTAACTAGCAAAACTGGTAGTATCTGTGGACTATCTTAGGGCTATTTGATTCGGTTTTTCGGGTATTACAATTCCCGTTTAAATCGGATTTGATAGCCCTTTCACACCCTGTCGAGAGAGCACACCATATGAGTGAAGATTCTGATACACTACCAGAGGTGAACATCAACGATCAGCTTGCTCTGATTTCTGGTGAATCTGCTTCTGGTAAGTCTGCATCACTCCGCGATCTACAAGATCAAGAAGGCGTAATGTATTTGAATTGTGAAGCTGGTAAACGGCTTCCATTCAAAAACGGTTTTCAAACTGCTGTCGTTACTGACCCTTATCAGGTCTATTCGTCCATCGAATACGCAACTGGTAATCCTGACTTTCATACTATCGTTATTGATACGATCACATTCCTCATGGATATGTATGAGTCGATGTATATCGTTGGTTCTTCCAACACTATGCAAGGTTGGGGTGACTACAATCAGTATTTCAAAAATCTGATGCAGGACTACGTTGCCAAGACAGATAAGAACGTATTGATCCTTGGTCATACACGTTCTGAGACTGAAGGCATCGAAACAAAAACCTCTGTCCCCATCAAGGGTGCATTGAAGAACAATGGTATTGAAGCCTACTTCTCTACTGTTGTCTCTGCGAAGAAGATCAAGATTAAAGATTTGGGTGAATACGACCCAGAGCTTTTACATGTGACTGAGGACGACACCGACCTTGGTTACAAGCACGTCTTCCAGACACGGCTTACCAAAGCTACTGTCGGGGAACGTATTCGTTCACCCATGGGCCTGTTCAACAAGCGTCAGACCTTTATGGATAACGATGCCCAACTGCTGCTGAATCACCTTAAAGCCTACTACGGCTAATCGGCAGACAATTCAAAAAACTATACAGGAGTCCAACATGGACAATGTTTTCGGAAATATGAGCACTGAAGGCTACGGTACTGAGGAGGATCGCCTTGGTGGCGGTGGCACCGTAGAAACCGATTTCTACATCGGCAAGATCAAGATGGCCTACGTTGGCAAATCCAAGGCTGAAGGCTCGAATTCGAGTGCTGTGGTTCTTGAGATTGACCTGCCACAAGGCAAAGGCGTCTTCAACTACCGTGAGTCGATCTATGTGACCAACCGTGATGGTGTGAACACATACGACGACAAGAACCAAGCTGGTGTGAAGCACCTTCTTCCCGGCTGGCAGTCCATTGATGCTCTCTGCATGATCGTCACTGGCTCTGACCTGAAGAACCAGACGATGGAAACCAAGTCCGTGGGTATCTACGACTTTGAATCCAAGAAGGACGTTGCCACAGAGGTTCCTGTGCTGACTGATCTGATCGGTCAGGAAATCGGTCTGGGTATCCTCAAGATTCTGGAAGACGTTCAGAAGAAAGAGAATGGCAAATACGTCAACACTGGTGAAACCCGTGAGAAGAACGAGATTGATAAGTTCTTCCACCCTGAATTGCTGATCACTCTGTCTGAGGGTCTTGCAGGTCAGGAAACCCCAACCTTCCAGCCAGCATGGCTTGAGAAGAACAAGGGTAAGACCAAGGACAAAACCGACAAAAAGGGCGGTGCCAAGAAAGGTGCTCCCGGAAAGCCAGATGCAGGCGATAAGTCTGCACCCGGAAAAGCTGCTGGTGCAGCACTGTTCGGCAAGAAGTAAACACTATAGAGAGGCTCTCAGAACGCTGGGAGCCTCTCTATGATTCTGGACCTACCTACCTCTGTTATGGTGTCAAAGAAGAAGAAATTCTATCTTAACCTTAACCAGTATCGTAATACTCACTTCACTGTATTGAATAATGCTAAGATTGCTTTCAGCAATATAGTGATTAAAAGAGTGCAAGCTCTGCCATCATATGATGTGATTAAACTTACCTATACACTGTTCCCCAAAACAAGAGCACTCTGTGACGTAGCGAATGTATGTAGTATAGTTGATAAGTTCTTTTCTGATGTGATGACACACTGTGGTAGAATCCAAGATGACAACTACCTCTTTCTCCCTGAAGTAACCTATCGCTTTGGGGAGATTGATAAAGAGAACCCTCGTGTCGAAGTTCTAATTGAAAGTTTCAATACCACTATGACACAAATCACCGAAACACCCAAGGAGCCTGATCCAATGCGTACTACGCTTAATGATCAAGAAATCAAACTGGCAATTGCCGAGTTTGTTCAGAACCGTTTCAAAGGCACCATCAATGAAGCAGTAGAAATGATCGTCACATCTGACGAGAATGGCCTGTCTGCTACGATGGAGCTTACCCCTAATGCCATGGAGGGTAATGTAGCTGCCCCTTTGGCTCAATCGGTAGAGTCTGTGGTGCAAACTTCAGCCCCTACCCCAAACCCCGTAAAGGCAGAGAAGGCGGATACGAAGCCTACTTCTTCCCCGAAAGCTGAACCAAAGAAGCAGGAGGCTAAACCTACTGTGAAAAGCCTCTTTGGTAATCAGAAGAACAAGGCAGAAATCAGCGAAAGCAATGATGCTGCCAAGGCTGAAAACGCTGCTGCAAACATCTCTGCTGGGGATGACGTAGAGCGTGAAGACCCTAAGCAGGTTGAGGCTGAGGCACCTGAGACAGTAGCAGAGGAAGTCACTGAGACATCTGGTGCAACTGCTCAACAGCCCTACGCTGAAGACGATAACGAGCAAGAGGTGGACCCTGAAGCAGTGATGCAACAGGAAGAAGCCAAAGCTGAACAGCCACGTCCATCCATTTTCGGCTTCGGTAAGAAGTAAGAATGGGGAACGCCAAGGCGATAATTCAAGCTGTAGTGGCATTGGTTATCATCTTGGCGATAGGGGTGGCTATATCTTTTGCAGCTACACTTATCGCTATTTTGGTAGTCCCTGCATTGATATTTGGAGCACTGTTCCTCATATTCAAATTGATGAACGACGACACAGAAACGAAGCCTCCAGAGTAATCTGGGGGCTTTTTTATTAGGAGAATATCTTGAATAGACCAGTAACAAGGTTCATTTCATATGGTCAGCCTATCATGGATTATGAAGGACAAAACATGATAGCCTTCTGGGCTATGAATAAACAAACAGAAAATCAACGATTAGCCTTTATGTCTTCTGATTCTATATTAGGAGCCAAGACCTACAGTGCCTCAATAGATGAAGCAGAGCTAAACTCTACTTCACGAATCCTGACTGTAGAGGAACGAAATGGTATTTGGTATGCTGGATACCAGACAGTGCAGAAAGACTTTGAACAGCATCCATGGTTCATAGTCTCACCATTGACCGGACCACATTCCCTACATGATGCTGCTATGATGATCCTGAATGATCACCATTTCAAAAACTTCTTTGGTGCATCTTCAGGTATGCCCCAAATAGATAATGTCTATGCTCGCTTTGAACATTACACCAAGCATTTGGATGCTAGAAAACGTGGACGTTAAAAACAAAAACCCTACCAGCATCACCACACTGGTAGGGTTTCAGGAAAGATATGCACGATGCCAACTGCATGGCTCATGTATATCAGCTTGACAGGTTAATCCAAGGGTTAAGTGATGGGAACGACCACAACATGTCCCAGCCCACAGAGTAGCCCAGACGATCACTCAGCCACACAGCCATGAAGTTATCCGTCACTGGGGAGCCAAGGTCCAGACCAGCCATGCCAACGCCTGTTGTGAGCATCATGGTACGCAGTGGGTTCTCACGAGCCATAGCCAGAGCAGTCTTCATTATCCGAAGTTTAAAGTTCCAGAACCAAGTGAGGCCAATGCTCTCAGAGTAGGAACGGGTACGGCCCGGATTGATGTTAAAGTTCACAAACTCATTGGAAACCTTATCCATTGCATCCTGTGGTGACAGCTTATCCGTATCTAGGATATGCTGATACATGATCGCTTTACCCAAGAAGTCACCATACTGAACAGCACGGCTCATACCCTGATACAATGACGTGTTTGGTTCAACCAAAGCGTTATCATAGATGGCTTTACCAGTGTCATTCAGTTCCACTTTGAACTTCTTGCTGACCTTTTCTACCTGATCCTTGATCCAATCCACATACCCACCATTGGTTAGGCTCTCATCAAGCTCAGTCATACCCTCAGAGATGGTCGAGAACTCACCAGCGGCAAGCAGTGGTGCAATGCTCAGACGACGCTCAGCGTCGAGCACAGCCTCTCTACGGGCATTGAGCTTACGCAGCTTGTTGGTGTCACCACCAGCAGCGTTAATCTCTGTGTCGATCAGCTTTAGTTTCTTCTGGTTACGAATGTGGGCAGTGATTTCCACAATCACCTTACGCATACCTTTGAAGATGTCACGATATGGGACACCACGGCTGGCAAGCTGTTGGATGTTCGATGCGATGTTGATCGAAGGAACCACCACAGACCGGATCACGATCCAATCCTTAGCTGTACTGACAGCAGTTTGCAGTGCTTTCTCACCAGTCACGATGTACCGGAAGCTATCCATACCGAAGAAGTCAGAGATTTCCTTAGAAAACTTCTCAGACCATTCCTTTGGCACACGGGTTGCACCAGTCCACAGATCACCAACACTAGGATTACGATACCCTAGAGCGTTGTTGATAAGGTCTTCACGGACCATGAAGCCACCATTCTCACCATACACTTTGGCGATATAAGCCTTAGTAGCAGGTGGGATTGTACCCCAAGTGTCCTTCCAAACCTTGTCACTGGAAGCTGAGATGTCGATATACTCCCGTTCACGATTGGTCTTCTTGTCTTCAATCCAACGCTCATGCAGGCGATCTACAAGAGCCTGATTGAATTGCTGAGCCATGGATTCCTCTGACTGACGACCAGCCCAAGCACCCATCATTTCGATGAGGTTCTCTTTACGGTTCAAAGTGGTAGCCACTTCTGGATCAACAGAACGCTCATAACCAATCACATCACCCTTGTCATTGAAGATTGGCAAGAGGCTCTCATTAGGGTTGTTCTCAGCATTATTGCCAAGACCCTGACGCTTGCTGATCCATTTGGTCACAGCACCGACTGTATCACCACCATATGAGCCAGACACGAGGATGCCACTGGTTGTACGACCCGTCATAGGATCGACACCAAAGTAGCTATCCTGAACCGTTTGCATCACGCCTTGAAGGTAGGAAGATTTCCCCGATACCGTGGAAAAATAGTACCCTTTACGAGTGCGATCAATGCTACGACCTTCCCCCACATAATCCTTTACCCGAATGAAGCCCTGACGGATCATCTTTTCGTGGTCCGAATCATCTGCAATTGTCAGCTTCACACCGTCCTGTGCCTCATGTGGAATGAAGCCATGGTAAGCATTGAGCTTAGCAGTCAGCATCTTGCCATTCTCTTTCTTGCTTTCAGCAAGGCTTTGAGCAGCAACAGTAAGCATCATGAAGCTAAGAGCATCATAATCTTCTTCTGCCAGACGCTTCATGGTGTCTTTAGCAACTTGCTCTTGGCCTTCCATACCATAGAGAGTGACCAATTCACGGATGGCTTTCACCATGTCAGCTTTAGGAACACCGATCTTATCAGTGGTATTCAGCAGACGGGCAATTGCATCAGCGTTGCGAAGCAGGTTGTCACCAGCAATGCCAGTCACGTTGAACTTAGCTAACTGCTTGGATTTGCTGATATATTGAGCACCTTTAGGGTGCTTACCAATCTCAGTTTCCAGCTTCTTAATACGATCTAGCAGCTTGCTCTCATCAGTGAACATGTCAATGATCTGAGAAACCTTCAAAGAACCTACGTTTGCAATGCCAGTCTTACCAATAGCTTGGAACAAGTGCTTGTGCTCTTGCTCAGTCAGCTTAGTCTTAAACTTGCTATTCAGGATCACTGGCAGGTCAATACGATAGTGTTGACGCTGAGCAGACACCTTAGCTTTCACGATATTAAGCATACGCAGGACTGCTTTATTCTCATCAGTCATACCAATAACTTCGATGAGGATTTCCTTCATCGGAATTACATGGGTGTTCTTATTCTGGTTAGCAAAAGCAATGGCAGCATCAGCCAATGCAGCACCACGAGTTTGGCTCATGATACCAGACATTAAGTTCATGCTCTGGAAAGCAGCACGCTTCAGCTTGTTCGTTTCACCCTTCAGGCTCTTGTCAGCAAAGCTACCCAGACGCTCACCATTACGGTCCATGAACTTAGAGATGCGTGCATCTCCTGCTTCAGCAAGCCCCTGTACGGTGTTCTCAAGCAGAGTGTTGGTATCAACCTCAATGGCACCCAGTGTCTCTGTCAGGTTGTCCAGAGCCTCTTGTACGTTGCTGTTCTTGGCTCCTTCATTCTTGATGCTGACACTCAGCAGATCGACAAAGGAGTTACCCAAAGAGTCCACAGCTTTATCCATAGAGGAGAAATCTAGCTGGGCAGCTTTAGGTATAGCCTTACGAGCCAAGACCTCACGGAAGCCTTCATCCGTTTGGTTCAGAGCCAAGAACGAGGACAGCAGCGACGAGTTACCCTGTGCATCCTTGAAGATACCATTGCCACCAGTGAGGGTTTGAAACTTCTTGTTAGCCTCAACCCACTCGCTAGGAGCGTTGTTCTGAGGGTCTTCCATCTCAGGGTTCTCTAGGAAGTCAGCAGGTGTCAGGTCTTCCATGACCAGATCGTAGAGCTTCTGAGCACGAACCAGAGCCAAGCTATCCATCTTCATCACTGTGGCCATAGCCGTGGTGACGCTCATGAAGGTTTGACGCTGCAAGGCATCCATAGGGAAGCCATTGCTGGCAAATGCAGCAGCAGTGTTTGAAGCCAGAATGGCACCCTTCACATCAGCAAATTCTGTGTTCTCATAGATGAATGGATCAACGATGCTCTCACGGGTCAGGATACTGGCCACCTTCTCATCAAAGCGTTGTGCCACAGCCTTCAGGCGTGACTTGCTAGATGGGAAAGACTGGTTCAACCGAACCACAGCAGGGACATTGTAGGTATACCCATTGTCATCATTCAGCACCAATTGAGTGTTGAACAGGACGTTGGAGAAGATGTCACCCTTATTGGAGCCAAACAAACGAGCCATCAGGGTTTTAACCTTCTTGGTCAGTTGGGTCAGCACGTTCATATTACGCGATTCTTTAGCCAGCTTGATGAGGTTCTGGTTGGTCAGTGTCCAAGCCATGTACTCATTCAATGCACCAGCTTGAGCCAGAGCACCAAGTTTGCTTTCCTTAGATTTCCATTTCTGGATTTGAGCCTTAGCGTTATCAGCCACTTCCTGCATCTGAGGAGTGTCATATGTCATATCCGAATTCATGAAGTCATTCATGAAAGCCTCAAGACGCTTCACAGCATCCTGTGCAGCAGGCTTCAAGGTATTCTGGTTCATGTAGTAGGAATAGATTTTCTGGAACGTAGCAGCGTGAACAGCTTCGTGCATGGCAGTCTCAGCAGACTGGTTTGCTACATAGACGATGTTGTTGTCAAAGTCGATTTGTCCCTTAGAAATCCGGGACTTAGCAGCACCTTTGATCGGCATAAGATCACGATACTCAGTCAAATCCTTGGCAGAACCAAAGGCAAAGGTCATCCCCTTTGGCATGTTGCCCTTCATAGTGGACAGCAGGATTTTAAGATCATCGCTTAGGTTTGGATCATTCTCCATCATAGTGATGTAGGTTTCACCATCCATAACAGTCATGCCCATGCCTTCAATCTCTTGGCCATACTTTTTGACCAATGCTTTGAAAGGCTTATTCTGCTTTTCTACTTTATCACCTTCATCTGTAATACGCTCATACGCCTCACGAGTACGCTTATTAAGCTCATCAACGATGTCACCCTCAATAAGATCACCTTCATGGGTATAGGCAGATTCAGCAGAAGCCATGTGGTCAGTAGAAGACAGAATTGAACTCATAGCCTCAATGCGTGCATCACGCTTATTGGACATAGTATTCAGGTTCTTATGAACCGATTTCATCATGATACCCAAGGTGGTACGAGCATCAAGAGTATCCTCATATGGACTAACCAGCTTGAAGATTTCATGCACTACATCATCACTGAATTCGGCCAGTGGGTCCAACCGCATGAAGGCATTGAAGCTGTTCGACACAGGACGGATAGCATTGATCTGCCAGCCCTCAAACGAGGCTTGGTTCATGTCCTGAGACACCTTGTCCATCTCATCGGCAGCAGCTTCCTGACCGTCAAAGACAGGCAGTGTACGGATGCTATAATCAATCATCTGGTAGTAGATGTTCATCATGTTCGCATCACCACGAGAGATGGTCAGAGAAGGCGAAATACGGACACCAGCAATGGATGGAGACTGGATGCTAGAGGCACCAGCCAGCTTGTCATCCATTGTCGTAGCCAGTGTGTATTCGCTCTCACCCTTACGGGCTGAACCAACGTCGATGGGTTGGAAGTCATCACCAATCACTGCACCGTAGGGCATCAATTCACGATAGATGGCACCCAATTCTGCATCACTAAGGAAGTCAGCATTAGCATTGCCTTCTTCCTGACGGATTTCTTCCAGACGTTCAGCTACACGAGCATTGAACATTTTGATCATCACAGCAGACTGGATTTGAGTAGCCTTCTGAAGCATCTCAGTTGTCAGACTGGTTTCACCCATCAGCTTATCAATAGAGTTACCCATTGGATCAACCAACAAAATGCGGATGTTGTTCTTAGCATTTTCAAACTGCTTACCAGAGAAGGTAAAACCTACTTTATCACTGAAAGCTAAGTCACCTACTGGGGCATCATCTAACCAGTATTTGCCTTTCTTAGTGATACGGATTTTACCATCGAACAACAACCGGATGTCATCTTCAAACTTGGTTTCACCTTCAGCGTATTCATCCTCGAATACAGCATCTTCATCCAGCTTGATAAAGTAATCACTGATATTGGACTGATTACCCTGCATGTCATTAGTCATGGATTCGTAGATCATTTCCATCATGGCATTGGTGACGTTAGAAGCAATACCATCCTGACCAGAACCATATACGGTAATGGTAAGTGGGTTCTTCAGAACACCCCGGCCAATCTCATATTCACCACTATCTTCGTTAAACTTCAGTTCACCGAATTTGCTCAGAAGACGCATCATAGCATCAAAGCGATCAATGACTTCTTCATTGCCTTGCTGACGTAGCTTAATGCTTAGGTCACTCAATTCACGCTTCAGGTCTTGTGCAGCTTCGTCATACAGGTCTTCTGATTCACCCTCTGCACGGTTTTGGTAATGATCATTCAGCGTCTTATCACGGACGTTTGCAAACCAACCACCTTTAGCCAACAGACGCAATTGCTCTGCGGTAAAGGCACCAGTCACATAGTGCATCATAGCGTTGATTGGACCGTCAGTTTTACCGTCAGCCTCCAAGGAAAGCATGTGCTCAAACTCAGTGATTTCAGTGAAGTCCTGAGAAGCCAGTGCATAGTTCAGCTTGGCTACAGCCAGCAGGGAGTGCATCAGTTTGGCAGAGCCACCCTGACCAATCTCAGCCTTCATTGCCTCAATCTCACTAGGCAGCATTTGCTCATCTGCACGGCCAGTCTCACGGCTACGAGCATACCATTGAACCATGGCTTCTAGGGATTCCCCATATTTCTTATTCAACTTATCCTGTACTGTTTCAATGCTAACAGAACGGAATTGATATTCTGTTTTTACAATCCCAGAGGATTGAGCAACAGTCATCCAGAACAATTGCTGATCTTCAGGCTTGCTCATATCCAGTTTGGATACAGTAGCAATGAAAGCCTCACGAGCAATCTTATCGGACTGAGGACCAAAGCCTTCCATATGGTGACGGCCAACCTTGGTGATGTACCAGTTGTAATAGCTAGGTGTCTGATTTGCATCAGCACCATTTTCCAAAGCCCATTCCTTAACTCGTGCATCATGATCCATGACACCATCAAAACCATTACGCAGGGAAGTATTCTTACCTACGATGGATTCCAAATGGTTCTTGTTAGTCAGGGTATCATCTTCAGATTTAGAGCCAAGAAGGAATTCAAATTCCTGCTTACCAATAGCCTGCATCATCCCCAAGAATGGGGAGTTACGCATAAAGGCAATGTTCTGCAAAGCCTTCAGGGTCTTTTGCTCATAGTCTGTGATGTCGATGTACTTGTTATTCTTCTGGGTCTTAGGCAGAGCAGTATGCTTGGAGCCAATACGAACCTTAGTATCAGACTTCTCCTCGAAGCTCATATCCTCAAACATAGAGATTGCAGGACCAACCTCCTCTTTGATGTTAGCCACCAAAGGAGTTTTGCCAGAGATACTCAGCATCTCAATGGTGACATCCTTGCCACCAATCTCACGGACGATCTGGAATTTCTTACGAGTAAAGAAGCCAGATTTAGAATCCTTCTCTACATACCCACTGTCATTGTAGTTACCGTCTTTATCTTTGCTACGCTTGTTAGCAAGAATTTCCTGATCATTGGTCATCACCATGAACAGTTCAGCACCTAGGGCTTCTGCAAGACCCTGAGTGTTGGACAGCGATTGCTTGCTATCAACCTTAACACCCCAGAAGCGCATGATTTCACGACCCATTTCCTCACGGATTTGCTCGCTAGGTTTACCGAAGTTGAAAGCATTGACCTCATTCTGTGTGATGTTACCTTCCTCTAAGCCCATGATTTCAGCGATGTCTTTCCGTGATTTGAACGGAGCATCGAATGTAGTCATGGCATAGTGCATGGCAGCAATCACAGCAGTCTCAACCAACCGCTTGTCGTATTTCTGGGTCTTCATATCTACCAGAGACAGAGCCAGACCACGGCGCATATCTAGGACCGAAGCACCAGCTTTGGACTTCTGACCCTCAAGATCATTGAGGGCATCCAGCATAGATACACCCTTAGTAAACATGACTGTTTTCAGACGCTCGTTCACGTTCTTAACAATCTCAGGTGCAGAGATTTCCATCAGTTCTTGGAAAGCCATAGTACGCTTACGGTTGATCCGATATTCCGTAGGATTACGCATGAAGTCCTTGATAGCATCATCACCTTTATTGATGACAGCCATCAGATCAGTCAGTGGAGACAGCAGATCAGCGATCTTAGATTTGTCTTTCACACGGGTCAGAGCAGAGACAAAGCGGTTCAGCTTACCCGGAACAGCAGCCAGATTTGGGTTCATTTCCGTAGCTGGATCGACTGGCTCAACAGCTTCCTCTACCTCTGCTTCCACAGGAGCATTAGCAGCCTTCTCAGCAGCTTCCATGGCATCAGCTTCACTCAGGTTCAGCAGAGCATCCTCAGCCTCAATCTGAGCGTCCTTGAGGCCAGTACCAGCCTTAACGGGTCGAGCAGGAGCCACAGGTTCAGCAACAGTTTCCACAGCCTCTACAGGCTTCTTGGCAGCTTCTTCAAAGGCAGTAGCCTCAGACATCTCAGCAATACGCTTTTCTTCAGCGATCACATCGGCTTCTGCTTTAGCTTTACGAGCAGCTTCCTCAGCAATGTCAGCCTCTAAGGCAGCAGTCTCTAGAGCCTGTTCAGCAAGACGAGCATCTTCAGCTTCGATCAAGACATCCTTCATAGATGCTTTGCCCGTAGGTGCAGCAGGAGCTTCAGGTGTCTTAGGCTTAGGTGGAACCACCACAGCTTCAGGTGCAGCCTCATCCGACTTGGTACGCTTGCCAAATACAGGAGCCAAGGCAACCTTCTCAATCTTGGTCCCACCCAATTCAGGGTAGGTTTCGACCACATCATTATACAGGTCGATTGCCAAGTTTGTATCACTCTCAACCAGACGAGCAGTGCTCACATGGTTAGGATTGGTAGGCTGACTATATGCTTCACCATACAGTTCTTTATCTTCATTCATTTCCAATGGCTTGAAGATGTTCACAGTCTGGTAGAATTGCTTGTTGTCCTTGCTACGATCACTGGACGAGATACCAGCAGATTCGTTGTAGGCGTTCAGCTTGTTGATCTGGTGCTGTACGAAATTGCCAAGGATTTGTAGTTGCTCAGGAGCAGTACGGTCTTCACCGTTTTGATCTACAGATGTACCCTTGTTCACAGCATTTGTGATGTTGATCAGGTGCTTGCTCAAGGATGGCAGGGTAATAGATGTACCATTGCTAAGACGTAGCTTGTAGTCTTTGGCGATGATTTCTTGACGTACATCCTTGAAATTCTTACCATTTTTGAGTTTGGTTTCTTCCTCACGGCCTTGGTTCTGAGACTCGATACGTTCTTCTTCGATGTCTACACGATCCTGAGCAGCCTTGCTGGCGTTCTCTGAGAAGTTGGCAGCAGTCTTCAGCTTCTTCTTACGAGGCTCATTGTAGGTTGCGTCACCATCGTCTTCTTGATCCAGAACCACACGAGCAAACTCAGGGTTCACACCACCGGGATTTACATCTGCTACGGCATCAACACGAGCTACGGAGCTAGGAGTGACTTCAGGTGCAGGGGCAGCACTGTCATCAATCTGAGCCAAGCTCTTGATGGAGTTTACAATAGACGGGTTACTGGCAATGACAGTCAGAGCACTGTCCATCGTACCCAGCAGTTCACGGACCATCTCAGAGTTTTCATTCTCTGGTAGGTTCGCATTATTTACAGTCTGGGTGACAGAGGCAAAACGATCCAGTTCATTCCGAAGGTAGACATACATGTCAACTTTCTGGTCTTCAGTGGTAGCTTTGTCTTCCAGCTTTTGAAGCACCTTGTTGAACACCTGCATACGGTGAACAGCTTCGACAGGAGCACCAGTCTCATCCGTGATGTCTAGGATCAAATCCTGCATCGTACCGGACTGTTGATCCAAGATGTCTAGGTTTACAAAGCTCTGGTCCTTGATCAGAGCAGCAGTATCCAAGTCTTCAGGTGTCTCAGAGGCTTCCAGTGCAGTGATCGTAGCAGCAGTAGCAGCTACCGTCCCGTCAATCGTTTCCAGAGTAGCCTTCTTACCCGATGGGTTAGAGGCATCCATATTGGCACGGTTCGTCTCTTTGACTGCTTCAATCTCTTTCTTAGCGAAGTCACGAGCACCATTCACACCTTTAGCAATGGTATTTCCGATACCATCACCAAGATCATTTACAGCTTTGACACCTTCAACAGCAGTGTTGATAGCACCTGTAGCCAGCAATTGTGGACCCTGAGTACCAGCCACCATACCGATACCACCAGCGGCACCCTGTGCAGTGTTCTCACCCACACCTTCCATGATGTCCTGAGTAGTATCAGCACCCGTAGAGATGGCGTAGTTCGTAGCCATTTGGCCCGTACCACCTTGGTATGCTTCTTCAGCAGTCTCACGGAACAGGTTGCCAATGATTTCAGCACGGCCAGCTTTAGCCAGTGGGTTAGCTTCAAAGTTTTTGACAGCGAAACCAGCCAACATAGCAACAGGCAATTGGATCGCAGCAGCCTTGATACCAGTCATGTTTGCAACACGGCTCTTGGCAGCATCAGGCTCCATGCCTTGTTCAATCAGTTCGTTATAATCTGGGGAGTTAGCTACCAGTTCCTCAGTTGTCATATCCATGACAGCAGTGACGGTCTGAGAGTGGACACCAGCAGCTTCAGTACCAGCAATGGAGGCAGGCACAGCAACACGAGCCAAGGTGTTAGCCATGGTTTCTTTGGCACTCATACCACCAAGCTGATTGATCAGAGCACGCTCAGTCTTCGTTACGAGGAATGGAGCAGCAGCTTTAGCTACCGTACCAGCAATCTTTGCCGATGGACCCAGAGAGCCAAGACCTTGAGCAGCTACAGATGCAAATTCTGTAGGGTTTTCAAGCAGCAGGCCACCAGAGTCCATGATGTCCAAACCAAAGCGGTGCAGTCCAGCAGTAAACTCACCAACTGTAGGATTAGATTTAGCCCATTCTTTCGTCTCACGAGCATTGTCAGCAGCATCACCTTGACGCTGGATACCCAAAATTTCTTGACGATCCTGATCTTCTTGGCTCTTACTCTTATTGGCCAACTCGCTGAAATCATTGACACCTTCAATGACAGCGTTACCCCATTTGCTGAGGTAGTTGTCTTCAGAACCCATAGCTTCCAGAGCCATGCCCTCAAGGCTCAGACCAGCACCTAGGATTGAACCAGCAATGCCAACCGTACCATTGACTACATCTACGGAGAGGTCAGCAGCAGTGTCATACAAGCCACGATCTACTTCGAGCTTCTTAGCTACATTCTGACGAGCTTCATTTCCTTTGAAAGCACCATAGGCCACTTCTTCCCCATACTTCTGAACCAATCCACCAAAGGATTCGTTCTCGAAGTCAGCCATAACCTGAGCACCAATAGCTTCGTTGTTGTTATCACGAAGGGCATATTGCTGTTCAGCAAACGCAGGATCACCCAACATACGTTGAGCAATCTCTTGGTTTGTAGGCATGTTAGGGACAGGGTTCAGTGGTGTCTCAGTGACAGCAGCTACGGCACCGAAGGTATTCAGTCCTTGGGAGAGGCTAGTTGTAGAAACTTTATTGCCTGCATCAGCGACCATGGTGAATTCCTTGAATGGCAAAAAGGGGAGAAACTTGTTCCCCCCCTTCTAACAGTAGTGTTCAATCTAAGGCCAGAGGATTGTGACCTTAGCTTTGGTTCGTTTGCTGCAAGATAAGAGCCAAGTCTTGCATGATCTGGGCCTTCTGTGGACTAGGAACCATTTGGTTCTCATTCACTTCAGCCATAGCCTGTTGAACAGCAGCAGACCGTTCAGCAGCAGGCATATCAGCAGACATGATTGCCCCACCAAGACCGGTCAGTTTCTCAACCATATTCATGGATTCGTTCATGGTTTCAGTAATACCCGGACGACCATCAAGACCAACCGTAGTATTATTACGGTTTACAGCAGCACTGATACCATCTGCACCTGCATTTGGGTTATCCCCATTAGCAACGTCTTTTTGACCTTGGTTAAGAGCCTGACTATTACCCTGAGCAGACATCATCTGTTGAATCAGATCATCACGAGTTTTGATCATCTCATCAGTTGGGCCTTTACCAGTGCCATTTTTCAGACGTTCTTCTTCCAATTGGATCGCATTAGATTTCAATTGGATGCTGTTATTGATTTGATCCAATTGAGCACGTTCATTGTCCAACTGGCTGGAACGAGTAGCAGCATCACGCTGTGCTTGTGGTGTCCAACGCTCTTTGATCAGCTTGTTAGCAACCTGAATGTCGATCTGACGTTCACCTACGTTGGCTGCATCACGATAACCTGCACCAGTACCAGCCCACTGAAAGTCGAGAGGGTTTGAACCACGAACAGATTCGACCAAGAATTCTTTAGCTACTGCGGGAGAAAGATTTGGGTTTTCTTTCAACAGGTAATTAATTGCATCAACGATCTGAGTTTCAGTGTTACCTACACTTGGCAAATCTGTAAGCAGTTCAGCAGCAACAGCAGTAGCATCCATACCATCTTCGGCACGGCGAACCGAACGAAGAACAGGATCACCATCCTCAGCAATGTTAAGAGCACTCAGGGTAGTATCGTAAGCTGTCTTCAGTGCGCCTGCCTGTGGAATAACAGGTGCATTAAGTGGGGTCTGGAAGTCAGCAGCAGCTACACCACCTTCAGCACCAAACTGGCCTAGAGCAGCCTTTAGCAGATCAGGAGCCAAGCCTAGACCTTGAAGCTGTGCCTTAGCCTCTGCTTCAGTAGTAGTCGTCATGGCAGCCTTTTGAGCAAGGCTCAAGGAGTCAGTAGCTACCTGTGAATCACTACGACGAATGTTCTCATTGTAGACATCGTTTGCAAAAGTGAAATCACTTGTGCGATCTGCCTGACGCTGTTCTTGACCAATACCAAATGCGTCTTGGTTTCCTTTAGTGAATTCAAGCCACTTCTCAGGAGATACAGCATTACCTTCAATACCAGCTAGACCAGCCAAGCTACTTTGGAAGTCAGCATTACTAGCCCGACCAGTACCAGTACCGCCAGTCATACGAAGCATGTTTGCTTCTTCTTGACGACGACCAGCATTGACGCCTTCGTTATGCCCCTTCAAGCCTTCGATACCTTTAGCAGCACCTTCAAAGTCACCATTACGGAGAGCAGCAGCAATTGGTTTAGCGTAATCTTTATCCCAGAACCCTGTACCATAGTTATAAGTAATAGAGTCTACAGCAGCTTGCTGAGTAGAGTTCATACCACTGTAAACACTATCACCAACAGCAGCTACAACAGCAGGACGGAATTCAGTATCAATACGGCGTTGAAGATCACGAGAAGCATCTTCACGAGTTACCGTAGTACCTTTGTTCACACGCTCAATGCTACCATCTGGACGTGTTACCGTATCAGAACCAAAGCCTGTACGTTGAGCCGTGACATCAAAGTAGGCACCTTCACTAAAGCCTTCTTTGGAAGCGATGTAGTCGAACGAGTTGGTTCCCCCACCAGAATTGGGAGCACCAGAGTTCTGATGACCAATGCCAAAGTTACCACCAATAGCACCTTCACGAGCACCAACGATGTCACCAGCTTGGCTCATAAGCTGATCTTCAGAGGCAATACGACGAGTGAAGTCGATACCTGTACGACCTTCAGCACCACGTTCACTGTCAGCCTGAGCATTGTAGAGATTGCCCTGAGCATCATACAGACCACTCTTGGAGCCTTCTGTACCAGCTTGGGAACGAGTGAGAGCGTTGCCTGTGGCATCCTTACGAAGCCCAAGCATAGCTTCACGCAGAGCAGGAGACATGTTCTCAGGGGCTACGTTCTTGCTAACGTAGTCCAAGAAGCCGGGAATTTCAGCCTCATTTTTGACACCGACCAGTTCAGGGATCGCCCCGTTACTGACACGTTCCTGAGTACGCAAACGGCTGCTCTCTAGGGTTTGACCCAGAGCATCGAACCCATTGTTGAAGCTCGAATTAGCATTACGTAGGATGTCAGATGCACCAGTCAGGTTAGGTGCAGCAATTTGATCCCATTTTAGATCAGCCATGATGTTTTCCTATACCTTGAAATTACAGTTTGTGTTCATCAAGGTACGAATTAGCTTCGTCACTGGACTTGCCCTCGAATTTATACCGAGACTTAATACGATCTTCTAATGTCGTATTATAGTTCTGGGTAGTATTTTCAAGGTTAGTTTGGTAAGCCTCTTTCTGGAAGCTCAGTTGCTCACGAGCCATCTTGGTTTGCTGATACGAGTTGTACAAGTTGCCAAATGCCTGAAGGCCACCCACCAAGGTCTGAGCCGTACCCATGTTCCAACCGAAACCAGAGCCACCATCTGCACCAGCAATGGCCGTTTTGCCAAGACCAGCTTGAGGATCACCGTTCAGAATGTTCGCTGTCACAGCACTGATGTCAGTAGCAGGAGCACCCACAGTTGCACCTACACCACCCATGACACCAGTTGGTGCAGCAATAGCAGGTGCAGAGATAGCAGGAGGTGCCACTTGTGGCATCATCGCATTACCCATGCCCCATTGACCCATGGCGTTAGGATCGGCTGCCCCTACTCCGGGATAGCTATAGCCACCAGTAGCCACCCCCATATCTGTATAATTCATATCCAGTCCTCACTTAGCTGTCTGGTAGTTGAAGGTTAATAGCCACATAATCATAGATCATAGAGTAGCTTAGGTCGATCAGGTCAGTACCAACCATCGTAGTTCGTCCAATAAACTCACTAGATGTTTCATCTGTATAGACATCCTCAAATGCGTTTGTGAACATCATTGGATTGATAACTGCACCGGAGGAGGTCAAATCCTGCATCTTCTCATTGAGAGCAGCAGATTCAGTCTCGTACTCTTTTTGTGCCGCTTCCATCTCTGCATAGGTTTCAAGAATGTCTGCCCGTGCCCAACCACTATAGGCGTTTACGCCCACGTTGGTAAGCTGCAAAAGGTTATCCATTCGCATCATGTTACCCCAGTTCATGCCAATCTGACCGTCAGTCATATAACTGGTCATGCCCTGCATCGCTACAAAGCCAGCAATAGCACCAATAACAGCACCCCATTTGGCACCGAATAGCTTCACACTGACTTCACTGATGAGGCTTGTAAGGATCATTGCTGCAATGGCATTAACGGCAGCACCCACAAGCAAGGCCGAGGTTCCTGACAGTCCCAGCAAGCCTCCTACGGCTGCGTTGGTTCCAAGGATACCACCCGTCACAGCACCAGCAGGAGCAAAATAGACAGTGATTACAGCAATGGCGATCACGAAGATGACCTTAAAGATACCCTTCTGATACCACTTCTGTTTAGTCACCTTGTAGCAATTGAAGATCAGAAACGTATTACAAGTTGTAAGCTGTGTAGAATCAACAATGCTAAGCTCACGCATAGTCGGGTTGTGCATTGGGATAAGCAATGCAGATTCATCTAGATCAGCCAAAGCATCTTTAGAATGAGTATCTACAGAACGACCATCGTATACGAAATTTTGATGAACCAAGCCACGAACTGTCAGACGGCGATATGAATCATCCGTGTCCTGCCAGTCGATATATAGGTTATGAATTTCAGATACGTCATACTGTTTGTTGTCACCACTCTCAGTGAGAGTACCGATTTCTTCTTCCCAGACATCTGATGGCCCATGGCTCATACGGATGTCATTGTATTTAATATTGGAAGCAATCTTACCCTGAATGATTTCCTCTTTAATAGTGACCCAATTGAGTCGCATATCATAGGATTCCACACGCTCATCATTAGATTTGATATTGATCGTGGTGAACTGTGGTGTCGTTAAAGTAGACTTTGCAGGTGCAGGTGTACCGTACCGAGCAGATTCGGTATTCTGTTGCTGAGTGTACCAGTCTTCATAATTGGAGATAGCACCTTGGTGTAAGTCTTTCTCCAATAAGAAATTCTCATAGTCAGTACCACTGGTTCCTTGAAATGGAATCAGGTTACGGAAGAACTGATAGAGATACCGTTTACCAGCACGATCTTTAGCATTGAGTGGAACACCAAAAACCATGAAACAATAGTCGATGTCGTCAATGGATTCATTGTCATTAACACTATCCAAGATTTTACTGATGTTATCACCAGTAAGTTTACGGTAGGCAGCATTACAGGCAGGATAAAAATCCTCACCATACTCTGTGCCACCAAGATCAAAACCTAGAATACCCCCACCAAACTTGTCTTCATCAATGCTGGAATTCTTGATCCGCAAAGGAATGAATGGAAAGAACTCTTGAAGGTCTTCAGCACTCTCAGTCTGCAAGCCATTGAGTGCAGTACGAGCACCACCAAGACGGTAGACCATGATCTTATATTCACCCACTCGTTCATCAGGGTAGTTGTAATACACGTCATCACGATACTTCCAACGAGGAGCCAAGAACTCAACCGTCTCAGTTGTCGTTGTGGTTTTGGTTACACCACCACCCATATCTTCTTCAACGACTGTGACAGTATCAGTGCTATCTACAAACGCATATCGCCACACACGGTGAGTATCAATTCGACTACGAGGACGGATGCTATTCTGAATACCTTCATATTCTTCAAATGTGTAAGACAACCGTTCTTCGTATTTGGTATCTGTATAGGGCTGAACCGTAGTAGTGGATTCAGGAGGTGTGGCATCCGAATAGGTTACGTCTACAACAGTTGTTTCATTCAAAGAGACAGCTTCATTGGTCAGAACCAATGTCTCATCCAGAACGTAATTATCAAAGGTAGGCAGCAGAGTTTCATCATAGAAGAACTCGCTTGGATCACCTAGCTCAAGAGCACTGCTCTCTTCTGGCTTAGAGAAGTAGTAATATGCAATGACGTAATCCTTGAACTTATCATAGCCTGTGGCATCAATGATTTCTACTGAGGTATCCTCATACTGAATGATAATCTCATTATCTTCAGAATTGTAATCACAGGTCCAGTTGCTATCAATCAACTCAGGATATGTGGCAAAGATATACTTCTCAGCAAGGTAAAAGTAGTTTGCAGCTTCTACAAATGCACGTTGTACAACAGTCACCAACCCTTCAGGTGGAGGGAACTCATCAATGATGAGTTGTTTGTCTACAGGGAAACTGGATGTAATAGAACTGGTTGGCATACCCAGAGCATAGTTATTCTTCGCCCATGTGAAGAAGCGGCGTTGCTTCATTCCCGGACCATTCAAGTGAGCATTAACGAGTGTCTCACCTAGTCCCTTGTCTAGATCATTAGCAAACACAGCACCAATGAGAGTAGTCTTCAGGAAGTTAGGACGGTTATCAATATCACCTGCAAGGTTGTACAAAACCGAGGAGATTGAGGTAGTTTTCTTACTGCTGAACAAGCCCATCTTGGTTCCATCCGTAGATTAAAGGGAGAGGTTTCCCCCTCCCTATAGTCGTTATCCTAGATTGTTGTTAGTACGCAAACTTTGCAGAACATCACTGATCTTGTTCAATGAAAATTCAGCAGGTGGGTCCGTACCTTCGTCAATCGTCTTTTGTGTGATCCAAGCATCCGAGTACACCTTGGCTGCCTTATACTGAGCATCCTTGATGTAGGAGTCGATCTGTTGATCGTATAGCTGTTTCTGCTTGCCCACAGAGCCAGTCACAGGGGTCACACCGTTGAGGCGTGTGTCAGAGGTCTGAGAGTGAGCAACCTCAGTTTGTTCCTCTGAGAGAGCCACAGCAGCAGGCAGAACATCACTTAGCTGGTAGGCTTTGATTAGGATGTCTTTATCCAAGCTGGATTTCTGAACAGGCATCATTTGTGTGAAGGTATAGTTACCCTGATCGTATTGGGTCTTCATCACATAGTCTGTCTGATAAGCAAGCTGACGCTTCTGTTCAGGTAGGATGTTACCTGTTTGGTAGGTAGTCTGTGCCACTTGAGCAGGCAACACACTGTTTGTCTGGTAGGTCAGTTGAGCCAGTTGTGCTGGCATCAGAGAATTTACCGTAAAGTCAGATTGAGCCAATTGGCTCAGCTTCAGTTCAAACTCTACATCAGCATTAGCCAAGCCCATCTTGGACATAGCATAATCAGCTTCAGAGCGTTGAGCCTCGAAGAAAGCAATGGCCAGTTGAGCCTTAGAAATTTCCAGTTGAACAGCAGAATTAACGGCATCAATCTCAGCACGACGAGCTTGCATCTGAGCAAGAATAGCAGCCCAATAGGCTTGATCACGACCCAATAGATATTGGACGCTTGAGCTTAGACCAGCAGTCGTTAGCTCAATATATGCACGAGCATATTGATCCCCAGTAATGCGGTTTAACTCAAACTGCTCACTGAGATGTTCCTTCATGGACGACATAATTATGTCGAATGTACCAGAACCACCAACGACACCCGTAGTGAGGTCTTCATTGGTCAGTTTAGATACGCTGTTGTATAGAACCCCTGTTTGATCTGGCAGGCTATATTCAGCCGTATTCAGATCAACCGTAGGGAGATTGAAGTCGTCACCCAGAATGTCAAAAACATTCTGGGCTAGTTCTACTGCACCTGAATCAGAAAGTGGATTAGGTGTAGGCATTGGCCTTAGCCTCCCATACGTTCAGCAGCACCTTGTTTATCGGCAAGCTCTTTAAGCTCAGCGGTAGTCAGTGCAGGCAAGATTTCAATGTTGTATTCAGGAACCATACGAACGGAGCCAATCGAATGGTCCTTCTTCGTGCTAACCTGTTGGAAACGCTTCGTTTTCAGAGCATCATACAAGATTTGCTCAAGGTGGTAGCCACCATCCGAATCCTCACCGAACGGAATGAATTTCCGAACAGTACCAACGAAACGGTTATGAACAGTGAGAAGCTCACCTTTCAGATCACGCTTGCTAGGATTCAGGTTGTAGATACGACAACGAATCAGCTTCATTGCATGAAGGCGGAGACGTTTGCGGGTTTGCTGTACAGACTCTTTCTTTGGAATGTCAGCTTCGCCTTCGTCTTCAGCATTTAGAGTGGGGTCATCCATGACACCATTCATATGATCTGAAACCTTCTTGCGTAAAGCGTCCAAGCCAATGTTGCCTGAAACGCGCAGATTCAAAAGTTTGGCGCGTTCTTTCAGCATTGTAAACTCGTCTGGGCCACTAGCCGGAACGAAGTCATCTTCGGTTTGGGTTGTGTTGTCGTCGGAAGCCATTTTGGATGTTCCTAAAGGTTAAAAGAAGAAAGGGGTAAGGAAAACCTTACCCCTCTCAATTTGCTTAGATCAGTAGAATTACTGAGGAGCAAGTGTCTTGACGAGAGCCAGACGCTCAGGACGAAGGATCATAGTACCGTAGTACCATTTGATCGAACTGAAGCCCATTTCACCGAATGGATCGGCACGGTCAGCAGTCTCTTTACCCGGCATCTTGGTCAGGACTTTGAACTTCGTGGTCTTACCATCGGTTTGGAAACCAATAGTAGTGAAGCTCTCAGCACCAACGACGAGCATTGGGAAGACATCGTAGAAGCCACCAGTCTCACGGTAGCCGGGGTTTGCGCCAGTAGCAGCAGCACCGCCACCAGTAGAACCACCTGCCCAATGCAGCATCTCAGGAACAACGATGATACGGAATTGGTCCAGAGTACCAATTTCACCATTCATCAATGTACCAGCATCAGCATACTGGTGAGCGTGGATGAACGCCTGATTGCCGAACGAATCGACCATCTTATTGACGAGCATCTGAAGCTCAGTACCGATGTACAGAACACGGCCAGAGCTAATGGTACGGGTATCAATCATACGCGAACCAGAAATGTACTTCGACTGCTTCGGAGTACGGTTCTCATCCAAGATGATCGACAGACGCATCAGGTCGTCATACTCAACCACAGAAGCCGTAGCAGCTTCACCACTCATGGTGGCATCGCTAGTAGCTTCGCCTGTGTACATGATCGTACCAGCACCAGCCAACAGATCAGCCTGAAGAACAGCTTCAGTCAGTTGGGTAGCACCAATGGTAAGCTCACGGGACATGTGGCTGTACAGGTCTTCGTCAGTGTCGAAGTCCATCATTTCCTGAGTGAACTCAGTGAAGATACCGAACTTTTGGATCGTACCTTCACGCTGGATACGAGTGAAGCCAACGCGGTTCACACGGCCACCAGTTTCAGTCAGGGTAGGCAGTTTGCCGATGATCGTACCGATGTCCTTGGACGAACCGTACAAGTTACCATCAACGGTAGTAGCACCAGAGGCGTCAATACCTTGGTCGTTGATGTTCCGGTCATCCAGCAGTGGGATGTAGTGGTAGACTTTGATGGTCTTACCGAAGTGCTTCGGCATGTTCGTAACGTCAGCCATCGGCATGAAATACATTTCACGCTTAGCTTCGATCAGAGCTTTCTTCAGGTGGAAGAAAGTCTCGAACTGAGTGCCGATGCTAGACGGCGTACCGCCAGCGGGATCATTATACTGTTGCATGGCTTTGGTTCTTCCTTACAGCCGTTGTGCCAAATTGGCAGTTTTCTCGAAATCCTCATCCGACATGGAGAGAGGGTTATAATCCCGCTTTGGAGCAGGAGCAGGAGCATTTCGTGTAGGCAATGCTGCCTTAGCTTTGTCACCATTGCCGGAGACTGCTTTTTGGGGGGCTGGACGTGTTGCAACGACTCGCTTGGCTGGTGCAGGTTCCTCAGTGGTAGGCTGAGCCTGTGGTGCAGCGGCAGGTGGTTTTAGCAGACCATTCTTGTTCATAATGCCACCAACTTCGTAGTAGGCATCAATGCGACGTTTACCCTTGAGATTCCCCAGAGTTTCTTGGCGTTCCACTTCACTCATAATCTGGTCATAGAAACCAGCTTGCTTGTGTTTGGTGAGAACTTCCAGAATCGTAGGGTCATCAAAGATAACCTTCTTAGATTCTTTATCCCATTCTTTATTGATATGTACAAGCAATTCTTGACCTTTAGGATCAGAAGATGCTTCAGTCAGTGCATTATCGAAATGCATCTGCTTATCGGACACAGCATGGTTCTTGGGTTGGTAGGTAGATTTCTCACTGGTATCAATATCCATAGGATCAATACCAGAATCAGCAATCAGCTTTTTGATCGCTTCAGGGTCTTTTTTACTCAGGTCGATCAGGTAGTTGATCTTCTCAGAATTCAGCAAGCCATTGTTTTCCAACGACTTAACCATCTTCAGCGTAGGCTGAAGGCTCTGTAGCTTCTTGGTATAGTTAGCACCAAGCTGCATAAGCTGAATAGCTTCTTGAGGAGACTGTACTTGGACATCCTTACCGTTAGCACGGAAGGGAGCCATGATGAGTTCGTACCCAGCCTTATAGTCTACAGGAGCTACCGCTTCTGCATCAGGTTTGGGTTTGTCATCCGGCTTCGCTGGTTTGGCTTTGTCATCTTCAGCTTTAGCTTCAGGTGCTTTTGGCTTTTCAGCGGGCTTAGGTTTGACGAAATCATCATCGGATTCATCAAGGGGATTTGTTGTACCTGATACATCGTCTTCAGGTACATCAGTTGTACCATCAGCATTTGCATCTGGATCAGCATTTTCATCTTCCTCTGTGGTGCCAGTGCCTTCATCCTCTGGGTCAGTAACCTCAGTGACAGGCTCCTCTAGAACCACAGGCTCCTCTACAACGGGTTGTTCTTCTGGGACTGGTACGATGTCAGAGGCAGCAGGCGCATTGGCCATGCTCATGATTTCCTCATCGCTCATGTCTTCAATAGATTTAGACATTATTGCACCTCACCATCGGCATCTTCTTGACGAAGTTCTTCAATGGTTTCACCCATCTCAACCAAGTCATTCTCTGCTTGGCGACCCATCTGGATCACAGCACTAAGGTGTTGCTTCAGACCACCCACACCAATCAATGCGTTCATCACCATCTCTTTGCGATGAGGCGTAGTAACAGTGGTGGGGTCAGTCAGCAGGAGAGCCAAACGAGCAGCTTCTTCAACGAAATAGCCTTCCATCACCAGCTTCTTAAAGTCTGGGTTCTGGGAGAGCCGTTCAGCAGTTTGTGCGTTCACAACCAGCTTCTTGGCCTGTTCCATTGAGAGTTCGATGGATTCGATTTGTTGTTCAAGTTGAGACATGGTTATACCAGTTTCCTCAGAAGTTCATTGCAGGGTTCATTGCGGGGTCTTGTCGAGGGTCAAACGTAGACGATCCAATTGGGTTAGGATTTGGACTACGCTTGGGAGCATCAAGCATCTTGCTTAGTTCGTTGTAACCAACGGCAGATGCAATATCAGGGTTAGATTCACCTTCCTTACGGGCTTTAAGCATTGCCTTCGTAACCTCTAGGCTTTGGTTGCCTTTGGCTTGTCCGGTTTGCTTTTCCATATCCCGATCATGGGACACACCAGATGCTTCATTCTCAGCTTCTACTTTTGCCTTACCAGCTTTAGCAATAGTCTCTTGAGCTTTTGCCTCATTTAGTTGGATGTTGGAAGCAATAAGTTGAATATCCATTTCTAGCTTCTTCATCTCAAGCTCTTTCATCTTCTCTGCCATAGGGTCAGGCTGAGGTTCAAAACGCAAGATTTTCTCAGCCAGAGTAGGCATACGCTTGAGGGTAGCAATATCAGAAAGGATCAATTTGCTCATATTAGGGTCCATATTTGGACCCATAGTTTGCAGCATGAAACCGAGGTCTTGAGCCTTTTGCTCATCAACTTCAGCAGTAGAGATGTCTACCAGAAGGTCGAATTTACCTTTGAGGTCTTCACGACGAACAGTGACAAACTTCTTATTGGTAACACGAACAACTTCTTCTTCATCCAAGAACAAGGCGTTCATAGCCATCAGCTTAACACCGATGTCCTGCATACCTTTAGCCAGACGACGAAGGATGTTCATCTCACGCTTAGCAGAGGCGTCCAGTACAGCACGGGTGTTTGCAGCAACCTTCCCATACCCATCACCAGACACACCACCAGCGAAGCTCTTAACGCCGCTGAGAGCCTCTGCTTCTTGGTTCTGTAACTGGTTGATCGTCAGAGCAGAGTTAGGAATCTCTGGGTAGGTGTGCTGATAGATGCTTTGCTGTGGAGCACTGCCCGGATTAAACTCATAGTCTAGACCGTTCTCATAACGACGACGGTTGGTTACATCCAAGAATCCCTTGGCATAACCAGTCTGAGAGTTTGCAGAACGACCCAAGAGGTCAATCATACCACGAGTAGTAGCACCAAGGATCGCTTGGTTATCCTCTAGGATTTCAGCATCAGGTTCACCGAACACTTCACGCTTCTTAGGCAGGTAGTTCACCACAACGAATGGTGGCTTACCATCTGGGAATGGATTTTCTTCCATACGAATCAGAGTGTTACCGATCCATGTGGCAACAATAGGTTTCAGAACCTTGTCACCATCAATGTCATGGTAGCCCCAGTATTCGTAGGCAACGATCTTCTTCTTCAGTTCATCCTTACGCTCGAAGTCATTAGGCGTAGTTGTAGCATGATCAGGCTCAGACAGGACGTTAGACGTGGACCAGTTCACCTTGTCCAAGTTCTTGTAACGACCATCTTTACGAAGCTCTGCCTGAGTGGTTTCAAACGATACCGTAATGAAACCTGCCTTCTCATAATCACCCTCACAGGATGGATCAATGAAGACGTTATCAGGGTGCATGATCTGAACAGTAGGCTTGTTCTCGTCAATAACTTCCTTTTCCTGCTCAATCATACCGACGATTGTAGCTACGGTAGGAACACCAGATTCCTCCATATAATCAACGGCAGCACGCAGTTCTTCAGGGAGATTGAGATACTCGTTAGGGTTCTCCTCCTTGATCTGCATGGCTTGCTGAAGGAATTGCATATCCTCCTCAGTCTGAACTTCTACATGTTCAAACTCTGGGACTTCTTCCATCTCAGTATGGGTGTAGCGAATCCAGCCAAGACGAACGATACTTGTACCTTCATCGACAGTAGTACGGACGTACTCATCAATGAATTTCACTTTGTTCAGCTTGGTATCAAACTGCCAGTTCAACAGCAGTTCGTTTTGGTTCGCAGACAGGTCATCTTCAAAGGTACGAGGGTTCACTTCAAACAGCTTCTCTGAACCAAGGAACGGCTCAGACAATGCTGAATAGCGCCACTCAGCCTGACGGCGGATCAGCTTGGGTTGTACCGAGGAACGACCTTTGACCTTCTTAGGACGAGCAGAACCATCCACGTTACGCAGGTCATTCCAGCGTTTGATCTTACCAGTCTGAGCATCGTGGGAAGGCTTACAAGCCTCAAGGTCTTCCTTGAGGTCACGCAAGTTGGGTTCTTTCTTCCAGTCGGTTAGCTTGGGGTCTTCGCCCATATCAATCCGCTGTTTAGGCTCGTCCAAAACTTCGACCATTATTCATTTCCCTCAGAATTTACGACCATGCAGCGTTTCGCAGCAATGCAGATCGTAGCCAGTTTATTATGAGCAGCCAGCAAACTTGTTGTATTCTCTAGGTAGCCATTACCTAAATCACCAACCGTATTCAATGCTCCTGCGTAGACTGGTTCAGGTTCAAAGACGCTATCGGGTAGCCCCTCCAACACTGGTGTCTCCATCCCGCAGGCGGATAACAGTATCACGAAAGACATCAGAGAGAGGCGTGTTGTACTCGACCGCATTTTTCAGTTCCTCTTGAAGCTCACGCTGCTTCACAACTAGATTTTCATTTTGCTCTTGTAGCACTGCTACCAGCTTTGCAGCTTCTTGGTAGGCTTCGATACGGTTTTCTAGGCTAGTAACAACAATAGAAAGCCCAGAGGCTTTCTGTTTGTAGAAGGCTGCTGACCCACCTAGGGCCAACAATCCTACAGTGCCTATCAAATACACATATTTGAGCATTACATGAACTGCTTTTTCATCCGTTCACGGAGAATATCCCCGACGACAATGGCACTAGAAACTTTATCCATTTCCGGTAGGACAGAGAAATCCCATTTACCATTCTGAGTGATGCCCAACGTAGGCTGGATTTCAGCATGGCTCAAGGTGGAATAGCGGCTCACTGGGATGTCGAAGTCACGGCAGTGCTGGGCAGTACGACACAGCATAGCGTCGATCATCTCCCAGTTCAGTGGGGAATCTCCCCAGCTAAATGGATAATCTTTAGCGCCACGCATAGCAGCCACAGCTTCACCAATAGCCCCTGTATTGGCGTTGAGCGTGTGAGAAACACCGACAGAGCCAGCACGATAATCAGCTTGGTGTTCAGGACGAGCGCCACCATCGTATGAGATACCTTGGAAGTCACTAACACCATTGTAATGCGAAGCAATTTCAGTCGAAACCACATAGCCTGAAGCAGTCCAATGCCAGTGGACACGGTGCAGACCAGAGACGTGGAAAAGCTGACTCTCATACTTTACGCCTTTAAACGCACAGGCAGACGCTACAGCAGCGTTGGTGTTACGTCCACGGATACCGTCGATGCCCTTGGGATCGAACCCTAGAGCAGCACAGCGAGCTTGTAGGTCACGAACAGTGTAGCCCATTAGATTAAGTCCTTCTCATTGATAATTAGGAACGTGTTACTCTGTACGCAGCGACGAGCAATAGGAATCTCCCAAATACCCAGAACGACTGTATGGCAGGTGTCGATGTAATAGCTACCGATTCCAAACCCACGAGCCTTAGCTTGTGCCATCTCTTTTTGACCACCCAACCACCATGTCAGATACAAAGGGTCAGGTAGTTCCTTGCTTGGACTATAAATGAACGAACCCTCAGACTTTGCAGGGTAGATCAGTTCACCATTGGTACGGCGAATGTCTACTGTGAAGTATCCCCGGAAATCCCGGAGTACCTCCCGTTTTACCACCATGGTAACACCTTCACCCTCTATATTTATAGGGCTTACATCTACAGATTCTAGATGAATCCAAATCTTGTCCATCAATAGAGATGGTACAAAATAGAAGAAACACACTAGTAGAACCATCCATGTCATAGGTGTGTTCCGGTTAGATAATGTCTGACGGGTTATAGTATTCATTGTCCAAATTTCTTCTGAATAAGACCCTTAACAAAGGGTACATCTGAAACCATTGCAGATACAGTTTCCAACGCCAGAAACCCTAGTGCTGTGACTAGGATTCCTGTGATGGTTAGGCTCCAACCGATATAGGCGGTCAGGTCTGGTGCGATGCTGAAGCCAAAGCCAGCAGAAGCCATAGTAATCAGAAAGCGCGACTTGAAGGGTTTATCTTCGTTGCTCTGAAAGACGTATAAAGCTGCTGCCGCAATAGCGACATAGAATTCTAAAGGTTTACCGTTCATAGTCTTTCCTAGCCACTACGATATTAGATATATGCTAATGAGCGCACACCCCCATTTACCGTTTCTAGATCACCTACCTGCCAGTCGTCATTGGTGTAGGGGTTACTATCCCAGATTGTGAGGACACGGCTCTCGTCTTGAGTGGTTTGGTCAACTGTGTCGATGTTGACGCCATTCTTACGAAGATAACCACGGACACGAAGTCCAGAGTTGTTATCTACATATCGCATAGACTGAACCAAAGCGCGAATACCAATTGGGGAGTTTGCACCCTCATAATCAGAAAAGTTACCTGCAATCCGTGCATTTAGCATATCCGTAGAGATACCAGAGCCAGTATCCTCATCTGCAAGGGACTGCCATGTACCGTTCCATGTGTTCTCTACAGCATCATCCACTGGGGACATCGTAGCCAGACGAGCACCCAACAGTGGTTCACCGTCAGACATCATCATCTCAGATATAGCAAATTCACAAACACCACTATAATGGAATGGGTGTGAGAAGCTAACTTTACCGATGTTCTTTTGGCGAGTGTCTGGATAACTAAAGACATATTGCAGAATACCATTAACGTAGAATTTCAGATAGTGGTTTACACCATCTTGTTTCACATTAATCGTATAAGTAACCATTTCACCTTCTGGGAAGAATCCCATGATGTTACCACCGGTCAAGTAGCTCTGATCACTGATCTGCATCAATACGTTTGAGAAGTTTGTAGTGACGAAGAACGAAGCTAGACGACCACCATTAACATCGTCAATTCGCATCATGTGTCCACCACCGACACCTGCCGATTGGTAGAATGGTCCCACCCGAACCTGCTTAAACTGGACCCATACATCATAGGTAGGCGCAGGTGGGATGATTGGGGTGTAGGTCATATTCACACCAGCGCCTCCGTATGGGAACGGCTTTAAAGCATAAGGCGCATACTTTGGATCAAACTTTCCGGCTCTCTCATCTTTCAAAGCTAGGGTAGCTTCGTAGACTAATGCTCCTGCATATGTGATGGCCATGTTAAACTTCCTTCTTCAATTCTAGGGTCAGCAACACTGATCCCCCCTTAATTCGTGGGTCTGTTATTGTGCTGTATACAGGAGCTAGACCATCATGGCCCCCTACAAATTGCACGGTTGAAAGGTTACTCAGCGATTCCTGATTTTGAAAACCCAAGTTGGATTCAATAGGTAAGTTCAAATACAGATTTAGTAGCACGAGCACGTTGAGGATTAGGGAATCAGGTTCTTGTGGGGTTATCACTGTCTCCAATGTAGTATTCCCCGTGACATTAACAGTCGAAGCAGCAGCACCAGCTACCGTGTAATCATGATCCAACTCGTACACAAAGATGTCACTGTTATAAACGAAATATGATTGAACGGTTCGGAATTGCACTGGTGTAGCATCTGGTGCTTTCCATATAGCCAACATGCTTTTCAGTTGAGTCGATGACACGTTCTGAGCATTGCCTGTGCTTACGTCTGCCAGCGTCACTCTGGTTGCTTCATCAGCACCAGTGTTCTTTACTGATAAAACAGTAGTCTGGTTATTAGTAGCATACTGCCGCGTGGCTGTTTGTATCAGATATGTCTTACCAGCTACAGGAACAAAACTGTCTGTATCGTTTGTGGTATTGTAGGTTCTAGCTTTGGTAGCAACCGTCTTCATAAACAAGCTGGCTTTACCTGTATCCTTACCTGAAGTTAAACCATCATTCACTAATCGGAATGAGATGTTCTGATATACAGAATCAGGCACGGTAAAGGTAGCAGGCAAGCTCGTTATACCTGCTGACACCCATGGACCCTGATTCACAGAATACTCAAGGTCATCAAAACCAGATTTCTCATAGGTGAATTCCACGAGCATATCTCGCGTTCCAGCTACGTTCTCGGTTGTGTAATCCAACTGATTGAACGTCTCTTTTACGATGAGCGATTGGACCACTTCCTGCGTGCTGAAATACGTTGGATTAACCATATTCAAGGTATGTCGCACTGCACGAATGGAGCCAATGAAAGCAGGGTTCAGCATGACTACACCATGACGAGCGATCTGGCTGTCACCGATGTTGTTTACCTTGGTGGGCATGATGACGCCATGCCGTGCTAGTTCACCGTTATTGGCAGAGCCATCAGTGACAGCCTCCATAGGTGGGACACCAATATCAATGAGTCCAAACTTAGCACCCTTAAACAAAGCACCTGTGATCATGTGAAACGTAGGCATTAGCCGTTATTCCCTATACCATCATCTACTTCAATAGGGATCAGATCACCTAAGCCTAGCCACTTGTTGTCACCGATCTTCTTCATCATCACACCATCACTCAGCGGTCCTGTGTAGAACAACTGAGGGCCGGGATAATTGTTGATCGTCACACCTGCCTCTGCATAAGTAAAGAACCGTTGAGAGCTTACAATCGTAGTCTCTTGTAGGTCTAACGTAGGTGCATTGTAAGGGTAAGTTATATATCCCTCCCGTGTACCACGAAGCTCAATGATATAGTTGAAGTCTATAGATGTCAGGAAGTAATCCGTGTCACTGGACACTACCTTGTAAGGGATCGGTGAACAGATGAATTGGTTAGGATTACCTACGCCTAGACCCCATACATCAGGGCAGACCTTATCCCCTTCCACATCCATGGACCATTGAGAACTGGCATTGTTTACGAAGTCTTCAGCCATGGCTGTATTCCTTTTAGATAATGATCAGAGACGTTATACGCCGTGGCTTCTTACCACCAAGTAAGGCATCATCTGTCACGTATACCACCTCAAATTGATCCACTGCTAATTTCGTCAACGGTGAACCATACACAGCCACGACCTCTAGCTGATCTACAGCTAGG